AAACCGTTGTACTGCGAGGTACCCGGGGTTCGAATCCCTGTCTCTCCGCAATAATTTTAAAGATAAGAAAAATTATAAAAAAAACAATTAATTATGGGAAAAGAGAAATATAACAAAGAAGAATTAATAAGATTATTAATTCATGAAGGAAAATCTTATAAAGAAGTTGCAGCTATGCGGGGTGATGGAAGCACTGGAGAAGCTATACGTAAAGCAGCAAATAGATACGGGATAAAAGTATCAGATAGAAAGAAACTAAGAAAATGTGAATATTGTGGTAAAGAGCATGATGGTTCTTTTGGTTCTGGAAGATTTTGTTGTTCAGATTGTGCAAAGAAATATTCACTTAGTTTCAGCAAAGGTAAAAAACCAGAAGATAAATCTACTAAAGAAGAAAAAGTAGAAGAGTCTGTAAAGATAGCTCCTCCTAAGGAATGTACCACTGAATTGTCTAGATTTGATGGAAAATTAACTTCAGATTTATTAGGATATGTAGGTGAATGTGCGACAATGTTTCAATTAGCAAGAGTTGGAATTATGTCATCTAAACCTTGTGGAGTAGATAGATATGATGTAATTGCAGATATAGGAGGAATACTTTATAAAATTCAGGTTAAATCTACTGCTGGCTATATTGATAAAGATGGAGCATTATCGTACAATCTTCAAAATAAATCTGGATTATATAAAAAAGGTGAAGTAGATTTCTTTGCCTTGTATAATTATGTACTTGATATTATACTATTAGTTCCCTTTAGTATACTTGAAGGTAAATATAAGGTGCGTATTCATTTTGGAAAAGAAAAAGATGAATCAGATTTATTCTTTTGGAAAGATTATATTTTATTTGATGTAGCGAAATCTTTATTATCCAGTTAATTAATAATAAGTTTGTGTGGTACTCAAGTGGTCAACGAGGACAGACTGTAAATCTGTTAGCTAATGCTTTCGGGAGTTCAAATCTCTCCCACACAACAAAAAAAAAGAATACTCAATCTTCCCAGACTAAGTATTCTATGATTAATGGCAATGATTACAATTAATTAAAGTAATCCTTTATTATACATTACATATATAAGAATTTCAAGGATTCTAAGGAGATAGTAATCTGTGAGGAACAGGGACGCACTGCTAATGCGATCGATCATTTACGTGATTAGAGGTCGGAACTCTACATCTCCGCTAACGTCTGACATACAATAAGAAATCCTCTTCTCTCTTATGTAGAAGATTAATATCAATTCCTTTATATAGAAAATTTACTATATAAGGGGGGGGGTAATAATTTTAATTAAACCAATAACTTAAATAATTAATTATGTACATAAGAAGAAAAGTATTCTCATTATTACAGGATGAGACAGGAGAAGAAAGATATTTCTCTACTACAGATGTAACCCTTGAAGATGCAGAGGAAAGATTGTATAGCATCAACGAAGAGGACCCAGAACAGAAAGAGTTTGCTAGAGCTGATTATGAAGGATTAACTGATGCTGAGAAATTAGCATATAAGACTGAAAGATCTAATATAGCAAAAGATTTATTGCAAAAAAGAAAGAATATTAATAAAGCTCACTCTTTTGGTGCCGGTACAGAAGGTTCATTAAAACAAGCTTATGATAATAACAAAGTATTTGGAATAGACGGTGCAATTAGAGATGCAAATAAAAAATCAGAATTGTTTAAAAATAATCTCATAAAGTCTAGAAAACCTGATTTAAAGACCGCTGCTTCTAATAAAAATATATCATCAATGTCAAAAGCAACCAAGCAATTAACTAAACCGTCACTTAAACTAGGAAAAGCAGGTAAGATAGCTTTAGGAACTGCAGCTGCTGCCGGACTTGCATACGGTGCTAAGAAACTTTACGATAAAAAGAAGAAAGACTAAAACTATGAAGATTAAGAGATTTAGTAAATTAGATACCCTTCAAGATTCAGTTAGGATTGTAAGTAAAAAGACAGGAGAAGTTCTTACAATAAAGAAATTTCAATCTTTACTCGATTACTTAGGTAAATTTATAAAAATGATTAGAAATTGGAGAAGTAAGAATCCATCATTTGATATTTTTGTAGGTTCTGAGAAAGTAGCAGAATTAAATCTTATAGAAAAGTCCAAAGAAGAATTAAATATAATGTGGATTGAAACTTATGAAGATTATAGAGGTAAAGGATATTCTCAGGCTATTCTAACAGAGTTGATTAGATTTGCTAAGTCTCAAGGTTATAAATATGTTACTCTTGAAGTGCCTGGTAGATCTCCTGATGCTAGACATATTTATGAGAAGCTTGGATTTAAGGATGATGGAGTCTTGACAACCCCAGAAGAAGATTTTTATTGGGGAGGTCTTACTAGAATGAAACTTAAATTGTTTGCAAATATTACTAATGTAACAAGTTTAACTCCATTGAAAAATATAATAACAACTACTACTAGAAAAGCTACCGGACTATCTAATTCTAAAATAGCAACACAAGCAAAGAATGCAGCATTAGATTTACACTCTGTAACTAAAGATGCTCAAAATTCTTTTATATCTCCTAATGGTAATGGATATGTAACTAAAAGTTATTTTACTAAAAGACGTCCTAAAGGAAAGAAAGTTGAGTTTGTAGGAGATTTATTTGGGAATCCTAATCAATTACAGAAACCGAAAGTTATTAATAGCAGCAGTAGTAATAAAGGAGGAAATTCTTCAATTAGTAGTTTAGATGCTAAAAGAATGAATTTAAAACGGTATAATTCTCATAAAACAAGATCTTTGGAAGTAACACCTACTGCACCTGGACAAAATGAGTGGGTTAAACGTGTAAAAACTAATGGACAAGCTAGGTGGGAAAATAATGGGTTATATATTCCTGGTTTTGAGAAATTATAAAAAGAGAAAGGATCAAAATTATGATTAATTTCACAGACCATTTTGATCCCACTAAAAATATAGAAAAAGATTTAGCAAAAGTAGATCTTAGGGATCAATACACATCATTAACAGAAGATGAAAAGATAATGGTATTTCTTCGTCTCAAAGGATTTACACACAGACCTCCAACGATAGAAAGATTATATTCTGATGATTATTATTTAGGTAGTCAGGAATTTTTTGATCATGGAGATGTAATATTTCCTTTTTGGAAAGATGGATTGAAGAGAATTTTTCCAAATGAAGTTACAACAGCAAAACCATTACTCTGTTTGTCAGGAGCTATTGGTATAGGTAAGTCTACGGTATCTAAATTAGCTATGACAAATACACTAGCTAGGTTAAGTTGTATGGCTAATCCGTGGAGAACATTTAAATTAGGTAAAAAACCACTTAGTTTTATCATCTTTCATAGAGATGAAGATGTAGCAAATGCTGAATTTCGAAGATGGATGCTAGATGATGTATTAAAGCAGAGTCCATTTTTTAGAAATTTACCACACAGACATAATATAAGAATATTAACTTCTGGTCCTAGGGGTAATGTAGTATAAAAAGTTGCCCTCCATATTAAGAAATTATATGGTAATAAAGTAAGTAAATTCGGTGAAAGGATAATCCCAATACCGAGTCAAGGATCTTAGATAAATCTAAGTAATCTTTGATGTAACGAATAAAGACTTACTAACTTATATAATTATATAAGTTAAATTTATATTCTAAACTATAATAGAGTATTATAGAAATAGATTGGCAGGTGGACTAGGAACTGACTTGATTTTTGCAATCATGTCTGAGGTCAATTTTTGGCCTAACGAAGAAAAAGCCATGGAACGTGTAAATAGTACGTATATTCGTATTACATCTCGTTTTGATGTAAAAGAAAGTTTAACATTAGCCGGAAATCTAATAATTGATAGTTCTAGTAGAGGTGCAGGTGGTCCAACTGAAATATTTCTTGAGAATGCAGAACCTCAATTTACTTGGGATTGTAGACCTTCTCATTATGAAGTTAGAAAAAATCTGTACGAACGTTCAAGGGGAATAACTTTCTCAGTTTATACTGGAGATGGTAAATATCCTCCAAGAATATTAAATAAAAATGATAAAGAAGAGAACTATAAATTAGAAGATGATCAAGACCCTGATAGAGTGGAACATGTACCTATTCAATTATTTGGAGAATTTAAATCTGATTTGATTAAAGCTCTTCAAGATAAATCTGGTATTAATACAGGATCATCAGATAGTTTTTTTGGAGGTACTATAGAACACTTATCTAAATGTTCAACAATAAAGAATAGAATTCCTGAAATTATTACAGTTGATTTTTATGATAAAGAAGATAGGATTATTAATCATGTAGAAAAAATGATTAATCTTATTCCAAGAGGTACTCCTATATGGCTAGGTCTTGACTTAGGTGTAGTAGATGATACAACTGGAATAGCAGCAGTTAGTTTTGATCATTGGGAAAATATAAATGGTACTTTAGTTCCTAAAATTAAGTGTCATTTTGTTTTAGGTGTATCTAGGTTAGAAGGACAAGAGACGAGTTTATTTCACATAGAGCAGTTTATAGAAGATCTTAACAAGAAATTTAATATTATAGTTAGTGCTGACCAAGCTTTTTCTAAACAAATACTTCAATATTGTGAAAGAGAAGGAATTAGAAATAATGGGAGAATTTCTACAGATAATACTCCTTGTGAACCGGCTCTTTATTTGAAGTATATAATAAACAATGAACTTCTTGAAATTCCTGAATATAAAAGATTACAAAGAGAGGCATATGATTTAAGATATGTTGGTCCAAAACGTAAAGTAGATCATCCTAAAAAAGCATCAATATCTCCATTATTTGATAATCCTGATGGTTCTAAGCCAGGAAGCAAGGATTTATGGGATGCTTTAGCTTCTAGTGTTTATTCTTTAAAATTATCTATTGATGAAGGAGAAGAGATGGGATATTCTTCAGGAATAGCTAAACAACTCGAATCTCTTACTAAAATAACAGCGGATCCAAGAGAAGAGTCACAAAAAGAACTTCAAAACATGTTGGAAAATATATTTTAAGATTCTTTTTCCATAATATATAATCAATTCCTAGGATGGCCAGAGGAAAGTGGTCTATTGTTCGATCAAGTCCTAGGAACAGAAAAAAAAGAAAAGAGATATATTTCAATCTCTTTCTTCCATACGTTTTACAAATTCCCATTCTTCTGGAGTAACATAATCCAGAACGCTTTTTGGAATTTCTACTTCTCTATCGTTTAACATTAATTTAACTTTAACAAATAATTTATTAGGAGTAATATCTACATCAGTTACTACTCCATAAAATCCTGTTTTACGAGATTTAACTTTATCTCCTACTTTTAAATTTTTCATAATTTTCTATATTTATTATTACACATATAAGGTTTTTAGAGCTTATGATAATACTACGAAAACAAAAATATAAAGAACTTCCCTGGACCAAAGAAAATATAGAAAAATATAAGTCACAGGAGAATATGTTAAAGCACGCAAGAAATACACCAGGAAAAACGGCTGGAAAATTATTAATAAACCCAGCCAAAGATGAGTTGGTGGGATATATAGCGTGCGAAGAAGATACTATTATTGCTCTAGAAGTTTCTCCGGGGTATAGAGGAAAAGGAATAGCAACTGATTTGATAAATTCTTCTGGGGCTAATAAACTTACAGTATCAAAGAAAAATATAAATGCGATAAATTTATATAAGAAACTTGGATTTGAAATTATATCAGAAACTCCAAAAATATATTTTATGGAGAAATGATTGAACTATAGTATAATTGGCAATACACCAGATTTTGGTTCTGGGATTTCCTGTTCGAGTCAGGATAGTTCAACGAAAGAAAATAATAATAACTAATAAAAACTATGTTGAGAGTTAAAAGATTTAGTAAAGTTACTGATAAAGTTAAAGAAATAGGAAAATCTATTGAACATACAGTAACTCATCCTAAAGAAACTGGTAAGAAGGTGGTGGAGTATGTAAAGAAACACCCAGATGAAGCTATAATTCTTGGAACATCTGATATTGTTCCTGGAGTTGTTGCTGCCAAACTTGCAAAAGCTGGAAAAACAAAACAAGCAGCTATCGCAGGAACTATTGCAGCACTTCCTATTGGTGGTGCATATGTATCAGGGAAAATAGCTATTCGAAAATGGAATGAAAAAAGAAAGAAGAATAAATAGAATAGATTCGAGATGTAGTTCAGTAGATAGAACGCTTGGTTTGGGACCAAGAAGTCGCACGTTTGAGCCGTGTCATCTCGACCTAGATAAATAGACGATGAGATATCGTGGAATTTATATTTAATTTTCATTTATTCAAAATCACTAAGGAAGAGTAAAAGTCGCGAGTTACTCTTCCACTAATGAAAATTAAATAAATTTAGAGTTTGATATCTTGGGAAGCTATAAGTAGAATAAATGAAAAGAAAGATTGATTGGAACAAAGAAGAACTGGAGTATTTATTATTTGATAAGAAACTAACATATAAAGAGATAGCTAATCATTATGGAATTACAAGTGAAAGTGCTGTTCATAAAGCTATAAAAAGATTTGGAATTGATATCTCAGAAAGAAAAACTATAATATCTAAAGAAGATATAGAAATACTTCTTTTTGATAAAAAACTAACTATTTCTGAAATTTCTAAATTATATAACTTAACAGAAGGTGCAACTAGACTTAGAATAAAAAGATTAGGCATTGAATATGAAAAGAAAAATATATCTTTAGTTGATAGAAATATTAGCAAAGAAGATATTGAAAATCTTATCAAAAAACATTTAACCTATAAAGAAATCGGAAATATTTATAAAGTTTCTGCTAATACTATACAAAATTTAGTAAAACTTTATAAAATTAATAGACCTAAGAGAGGGAATGAATTTATTGTAGAACGGATAGATTCATTTGAATATGTAGATAATGTGATAACTAATGAGTCAATTGATAATAAATTTTTACCAGTTCCAATAGAATTATCAGAAAATTATAAGATAGTATTAACAATAAAAGAAGGAAATAAGTTAGTTAAATTATTTTATGTTCCTGAACTAGGAATTTGGTATAATAATTTTTCAAAATTAAAACACTCTATTGAAAATAGATTAGGGATTAATTTTCTAGAATGGGAGTGTAGATGGATTTTAAAACTGCCAATAAGTAAATTATATACTGAATATTGGATAGATAAGAAAATAGAGTACTATTATTCAGATAAGTATTTTCATACTACTGAATACATAAAGAATAGATTAAGAGAAGATCCTAATTATGTTTGTGATTTTCTCATGATAAAAAGTGATTTAATTGAACAGTTTAATTTATCAAGGGAATATTCAGAATATAAATATGAATATGATTTTACGAATACATGTGAATTTATTAAAAATAAAACTAGTAAGTTTTCTGTATTTGTAAATGAAATAAATCCTTTTACTGGAGATACAATAGGAAATTGGGAAACTAATTTTTTACATTTTATTGTAGAAAAGAAAGATAATTTTATATTAGGAGCTTATAAAAGAGCTATTAAACATAAAAAGACAGATAGTCAATTTTTGGTAGAAGCAAGAAAAGTACATGGAGATAGATATACATATTTAGATGATTATATCAATTACGTAACTCCAATAACTATTTTAGATAATTGTACTGGAGATGTATTTAAAATGTCCCCAGTAGATCATATACATAGAAAAATGGGAAATCCTATAATCAATAAATCTACTGGAGAATTATTAATTATAACCTGGTTAAAAAATTTTCAAATAAGTTATTTAGATGAAGTAGTTGTAAATAATATTAGAAAAGATAAAACTAAATCTGTTCGAATAGATTTCTCTATAGTAGTAAATAATCAAACTTACTGGATTGAATATCACGGAGAACAACACTACAATAAATTTAAAAATTTTTATAATTGGGTAGAAGATGATTTTATCAAACAGTTTCAACGAGATACAGACGTTAGAGATTATTGTAAAAATAGTAATGGAGATATTATTCTTTTAGAAGTTCCGTATATATTAAATACATATGAAAAAGTATCTGATTTTTTAAATAAAACAATAAAATATGGAATAGATCCAAATACATTAATAGATTATAAAAGTTTATATAAAATATAAATAAAAAAAAATTAATTATGCGCTGTAGAGTTAAATTATTTTCAACAAGCAGCCAAATTTTAGCAAGTGATGGGAGTCATATTCCAGCACAAGTTCTTCAAGATTATCTCAATAGTGATGCTTATAAAAGCTCTATTGAATCGAAGAATATGTTGGGAGGTTTAACTCACAGAGCAAGAAATTTGGCTAATGCAAAAAACTCAGGAACAGCATTATCTAAGACTGTGGGTAAAGATGATATGATGTTACTTTGTACAGAGGCTGCTGCTCCTGTATTTTATGTAACAAAATTAGAGCTTATGCCTGATTCTTGGTGTTATGCTGAAATAGAGTTATTTGATGAAGCCTTAGCAGATGATGAGGCTGCACAAAACATAAAAAGATTAAAGTACTTATTAAAGGCCGGAGTTCGTCCTGGAGTAAGTGCAGTTATCCTTAAACAATATCTGAGGCATGAATTCAAAGTTAATTCATGAAAATGTTTTTAATTGCTGGAAAAATAATAAATTAAATCAGCAAAAACTATTAATAAAAATAGTTTCTCAACGACTAGAGTAAACACTAAGAAATTTTCTTAGATAATATAGTCTACAATTAATTATAAATTAGTTAAATAATTGGGATATTGGGATTCATCTACTTCTGGAGTAGATACATTACGTAAATTAGTAAGTATCAAGGGATTAGATGTTACTTTGAACCCTTCTTGGAAACAAGCTCAAGTAGTACAGACTTGGGATGATGAAGGAAATCTAATATCTGATGGGGAAGAAAAAAACTTTTCGGATATAGAATATACTCCAAAGGATTTTGAATTTAAAGGACTTAAAGTAAAAGCTTTCTCTGATTTAAATTCTCTTGGATGTGGAGATATGTTAAAATCATCCAAGATTGATGGAAAATTTACAAAGTTAAAAGCAAAAGTTTTCTCCGCAGATGGAATGGTAGAAGAAGTTTTAGAATCCATTAGTAAGATGCCAAAAGAACCTGTTCAAAAAGATTTCTCAGTAATTGCATTAAGAGATAGAATTCGTGAATCAAAGTATTCAACTCGTCAAAGATTTCGTGTATTGATTCTATCTTACAAACAACTTCTAAAACAGCAAGGCGGCCCAGAGAAAATAGATCCAGAAACACTTAAAATCATGAAGTCTTTGTTTACTACAGATCTTTTGGATATTATGAAGTCGATTACACCAGAAATCATGAATGGAAAAAATCCAGGAACATTACTTGGTGCTTCTAGTTTAGGTAAGAATGTACGTAAATAATATGCGTTTTTTATATGAATTGCTGGAAATATCTAAATGAGATAAATCAGCATCAAATCATACTTAGATAAATCTAAAGAAGTGATTTGTTCAACGACTATGTATATAAACTGTCAAAATAGACAGAAGATATAGTCTAAATTATAAATAAATTTTATAAATACATTGATAAGTGTACAAAAATTGTTCTTACCATATAAGATGGCTATGTCTGAGGTATCTAAAACTAATGCAATATCTAAGGCAAGATATCAAAAAATTCAAGCTGCTTATTCTGACTTTGTTAATGCAATGTTAGAGGAAATATTCGCGCCGAAGAATGGTACGAAGAAAGAAGAGCCAGTAGAAGAAGAAAACCCTGAAGAAAACAGTTAAAAAGATTATGAAAGTAGAAAGACGTAAATTATTCTCTTCTTCGATTTCTCCACGGCGCAAGTTATTTTCAGGTGGAGTAACTCAGGCAGAATATAAGAAAATTCAGTGTAGAGATTGTGGTTATATTATGGATACTTTAGCCACTACAACTAACTTCTTATGTCCTAAATGTGGAGCTGTAAATAGATTTAATGTTTTAGAAGTTACACCAAGTCCTGAAAATACTCCTGAAGCTGTACAAGTCGAAGTATCAAAAATTGAAGAAGTAGAAAAAGGATTCTCAAGACGTTCGTTATTCGGCGGAGATAATAATGCCGCTGTACAAAAAGAATTTTCAGAACCGTCGAACGAATTTGAGGTAAAATTAAAAGAATTTTCTGGCAAAACTTTAAATGAATCAGAAGTTGTTAAGGCATTTGGTATTTCCGCCGAAGATTTAGTTGAAAAAGGTTTTGCTAGTACTGATGAAGATAATAAAGTTACTATTCCTGAAACTGCATTCTTACAATCTAAATTATTCTCTAAGTTAATCGTATCAGTGACTAAGATTTTGGATTTAGACCCAATAGAAGGACCTAAGGAAGACATAATTAATATGTTAGAATCTAAAGGATCTTTAGGACCGAAAGGTATAATGCTAATTAAAAAAGCTCATTCTCTTCCACTTGAAGAAATGAAAGAAGTTGAGTTCTCTAGCACTGAAGAAGTAGAGGATTGGATTAAAGATTCTGGAATTATTGGAGACTTAAAGATAGAGTTTGGTAATTCTGCAATGGGAATTAAAGAATTTACAAAGATCCTAGAAGAGAGATATGATGATGCTCCAGATAATATAATAGATATATTAATTGATCGTGGAGTAATCAAAATTCAAGGAAATCAAGTTGATATAATGAAATAAAATATTTATAAAACTCAGTATGAAAAATACAAGATTTATGGAAGTCCTATTCTCAGCTGTAGAGGATAAGGATGAAGAATTAGCAAAGCAAGTAGCCAAAGATATTGAAGATGCTAAGGCTAATGGCTCTGTTGATACTGAAGAAGTAAAATATGAAAATATCGGTGACGGTAAAGTTTCAGTAACAGACAAGGAAAATGGCGAAGTTACTATCGTTGAAAAGGCTTCTGATGAGGATGATACTTATGATATGTATCCAGCTGAACAATCTGAACAAATCGAGGGATATCTTCATCCGGAAGGGGATGGAGTAACTCCGGGTAATCAGGTAGGTGCAGCTGACGAGGAAGTTGAAAATCATATGGATGGTAGTGCTGTTATTGCACCAAATCTTCCTGATGGTGGTTTAAATCCAGCAGCTGGTCATGAAGAAAGTGTAGAAATTATTGCACAAGAAGGTCCTGAAGCTGTAGAAGAATGCGAAGAAAAAGAATTCTCTGTAAGTACTGATAATAGCGTAGTTCTTAGAATTTTCTCAGATCAAGAATTTTGTGAAAGATTATTCTCAGAAGTTATTGAATCAGAAGAAACAGCTAAAGTAGGTGATCTTAAAGTAGAAAAAACTGGTGAAAATGAAGTAGTTGTTACGTCAGAATCTACAGGTGATCAAGCAAAGGTAGAGTTTAATGGTGAAGATATGGATGTTACTGAGCTAGAATCTAAGAATTTTAGTGAAGCAGAACAGTTTGATCCGTTGTTTGTAGTAGGAGTAGATCCAGTAAATCATGTTATTGTAGATGCTCCAGAGTATGACGAAGCATCAGCTCAAGAATTAGTTCAGAGTTTAACAGAAAAAGGAGTAGCAGGAGTTAGAATTTTTGATAACCCCGAAGACGCTCGTGAATATGCTATCGATCTCTTGAATGGTCTTGGTGTAGTTGAAGATGAACAACTTGGAGAACCTGAACAAGCAGAATTTTCAGATCATACTATTTACTTAACTGAATTCCAAGCTGATAATACAGACTTTATGTGTCGTTTCTTCTCTGAATCTGTAGATAGTATTAGTGCAACTCAGGATGCTATTGAAGATGCTATTGAAAATGGTGATGAGATTGAAACAGATTCTGAAGTTATTACACCTATCGATTCTAAGACTGCAGTTATACAGGATAAAAATAAAGATGAATTTACTAAAGTTAGTTTAGAAGGTGAAGAAATGGAGCTTGAAAAGATAAGCGAAGATCAAGCAGAAGAGTTGACAGATCATATCGTTGTTTCTGAAGAAGAGGAAGACGAAGATGAGGAAGAAGAAAAAGAATTCTCTGATGTTTGGTGTGACGAAGCAGAAACTAAATTTTTCTCAGAAAATGAAGAACTTACTCAGTATATGATTCGTTTGTTCTCTGAAGAGGCTGATTCTGCTGAAATTGAAAGCGCAATCCAAACTGGCGAACAAGTAGAAACAGATAAAGAAATTATTACGCCTATCGATTCTAAGACTGCAGTTATACAGGATAAAGAAAATGGCGAATTTACTAAAGCTGAGATGGATGAAGAAGTTCTTGATGTTAATCCTATCTCAGAAGCAGAAGCCGATAATCTAACAAACAGTATTGCAGTAGAAGATAAAGTTGAAAATCATGAAGAAAAAGAATTTTCTGAAGATATCTACTGTAATGAGGCAGAAACTAAATTCTTCTCTGAAGGTGAGGAATTTACTGAATATATGGTTCGTCTATTCTCTGAAGAAGATGGTCATTGTCCAGTAGAAAAAGCTATTGAAACTGGTAAGAAAGTAGAAACAGATAAAGAAATCATTACTCCAATTTCAGCTACAGAAGCAATTATAGAAGATAAGGAAAATGGTGAATTTACTAAGGCTACTATGAGTGAAGATGATATTGAATGTCATCCATTATCAGAAGAAGAAGCTGACAAACTTGAAGAACATTCTATTGATAAAGAAGAAAAGAAATTCTCAGGAGATTATGAAGATCCTATTCTTAATAAATTCTTCTCAGATGTTGTAGGTGCAGTTCCTGTTCCTGCTGGAGAAGTAGATCCTAATACTCCTGTAATTCCTTTAGCTGATCCTAATGCTGTAGCTCCTCAGGAAGTAGCAGTTCCGGCAGGTGTTGCTCCTGCACAAGGTGGTGCTACTAGTGTTGAAGCTATTGAAGATAAAGCACTTCAGGCAGTTCAAAGTATCCAAGCAGTAGCAGAAGAAGCAGCTCAGCAAATTATGGAAGCAAAACAAGCTCCTGCACAGGCTCAAGAACAAGATCTTCAGGAAGCTCAGTTCTCAGAAAAGAAATTCAGTGATACAAATGATACTCTAGTATCATGGTTGACTGGAAATAGTTTTCGTAAGTAATTAAATATAAATAGATAGGTTTATGGTTATCCTCAAAAACCATTTTACATAAACTAAAAATAATAAAAACATTATATACATTATGAATACACAGTATTTGCAAATGATGCAGACTCCTTCAATGATGGAGGCTCTTATTAATAGCTCAGTATCAGCAGAAGATGCTAACCTTCGTTCTCGTGAATATGCTAAGATGTTCTCTCGTAACGATGAAATGAAAGATTTGTTTGGTCTAGGTAATGCAGGTAATTTGCTGCAGAAGACTTTCTCTGGTTATGCAGAAACTCCGTTGCTGTCTACTCAGTATTTCAATGCTTCTGTAGCTTCTTATGTAAGCTCATTCGCAGGTTATATGTCTATCGAACGTGACTTTGATCAGCCTAATGGTTTGTTCTATTGGTTCGACGTTTTGGGTGTAACTGATATGCGTTCTGTTATTCCTAACTTAGGTCCGGATAACTATCAGGATATTCAAGCTATGGGTAACTTTACTTTGAATATTACTCCGACTACTAATGCTGACTACTCTTCTTTGATTGGTCGTAAGATTATCCCTGGTACAGTACGTGTTAAGATTGCTACTGCAACTGAAAAATTCGAATTGATCGATAATGGTCAGGGTGCTTTCATGGCTGTTGCTGGTAAGATTTCTAACGGTACTATCAACTATTTGAATGGTCGTGTAGAATTTACTTTGGCTACTGCTTTGGCTGGTGATGCTGCTACAGAAACTATCACTATTGTAGGTAAGGAAGATGTTACTGGTACTCCTTGTAATACTATTGGTGCTTCTAATGCACATGCTAATGATAAGAGATTTATCGCTAAGATGCAACAGCTTGGTTTGGCTACTGTACCTGATATGTTGGTAGCTGAATATAACATTGCTGCTTTAGGTGCTATGAAGAAAGCAACTGGTTCTGATATGGCTACTTTCTTGTTCACTAAGCTTCGTGAATTGTATACTAAGGTAATTAACTATAAATTGGTTTCTACTTTGGAAGAAGGTTATAATGGTAACGTTATGGCTGACTTGGATTTGACTCAGGGTGCTATGACTGGTCAGTTCATGGATTATCGTTCTAGAGTTGATTTGTTCGACGCTTACTTGATTAATGTTGAAAGTGCATTGGCAACTAAAGCTGTTAAGGGTGTTGATGTTACTGCCTATGTAGCTGGTAATATGGCATCTAATCAATTCCAGAAGGGTGGAATGATTGGTAAATGGGAACGTAATACTAAGATGACTTATATCAATGACCTGTTGGGTTGGTATAATGGTATTCCTGTACTTCGTTCTACTGATATTGCTGAAGCTCCGGGTGAAGGTACTTTCTATGCAATTCACAAAACAAAAGATGGTCAGATGGCTCCGCTTGCACGTGGTATCTATATGCCTTTGACTGATACTCCGACTATTGGTAACTACAATAACCCAACTCAGATGGCTTCTGGTATCTACTATCAGGAAGGTACTAAGTATATGGCTCCTGAATTGGTACAGAAGGTTACTTTCAAATTCGGTATCTAATTAAACCATAAAAATCATTTGGATCGTTAAACTCTCAGATCCCTAAAGAATAAAATGATTTTAAACAAAGAGAGGGATTCCCTAGGTCTTATAGACTTAAGGTTCCTTCTCTTTTTAATTTTTACAATTATGGCAAGTACATTTAGATTAAAGAGAAAATTATATTCTGATGATAAAGGCGGAATGAGTACTGGGAAAAAATTAGCTTTAGGTGGCCTCGCAGCAGGTGCAGCCATTCTTGGGGCTAAAAAAGGTGCATTTGGTGCTAACATAATGGCTAAAACTAATACTGGACTAATGAAAGCTGGTAAAGCTGTTGGAGGAAAAGTTGGAGATAGAATGATGATGTCTGGAGCTAAGGATTTTGGAGTTGCACGAGCTAAACAAATTGATAATGCACTTTTAAAGAAAACAGGATCTCAGATGACAAAACAAGCTTTTAATGCAAAAGCTGATCAAAAAGGTATGCAGGCACTTGGAAAAATTATGAAATAATTATGGCAACTTATAAGCTTAAAAGAAAAAATTTTGGATTATTTTCTCCATTCGCCAAAACAGCGGCAAATTGGACTGCAGCAAAAGGAGCTTTTAAAGCAGGAGAAAATGCCAAAGGTTTTAAGAATTTAGCTTCTACTGTGGGAAGAGGCACTATTGGAATAGGTAAAGGATTAGGTGTTGCTGCCGCCGGAACTGCTGCATTAGGTGCTGGTACATTTTTAGCAGCAGAAAATAAAGCTAATAGTTAAGGAAGAAGTTAATCCCTGAAAATTAATTTTAAAATATTAAAATAAGTTTTATGAGTGATGTAATTTACAGAGGTCTTAAACTCTCTTCTAATAAATGTAGGTATTTTCAAGTAAAAGAAGGACAAATAAGCTCTATAGTAGAGGATACTTCAAGATCTACTCTCACTCTAACTTATTCTCCAGGAAGTACTTCTGGAAGTTTATCAGATCTTTTAGGAATACCGTGTACTGAAAAAAGAATTGACATGCTCCCTACAGGACTTCCTAAATTATTTAAAAATACTTATGTTACATTAAATGGACTTAAGTTAAGAAAATTAACTTATGATCCACATACTATTAATATAGTTATTGTAAATGACTCAGAATCTAGAGTTATCCAAAACTATAATTATACAACAATAGTAGTTTCGGAAGGAGATTATAAAAATCCTGAGTTTATAAATTTCTTGTTTTACTCTGGAAATCTTATATATCTTCAACCTATTGGACCTAGACCAAGCTGTTATGAGATAAGAAATTTTCCTAAAATTATAATTAGTTCAGATGATGTTACACTTGAATCTGAATCTGAAACAATATTTACATTAAGAAGGAAATATAATGATTATGTTATAAGAGCTGTAGATTATCAAGATCAATTTATTCTAGAATTACGTAAAATTTTAGATGATTATGGTTTAGAGTTAGTTAGAATTAATAAAGAAACTACATTAACTAAAACATCACATGTTGTTTATCAATTTCTTCAGACTCCAGTGAAAGATAATCATCCTAAGTATTCTGATGATAAAGTAATGCAGCATAAAATACCAGTTGAATTTTATCTAAGAAGTACTGATATGCCATTATTCTTTGACTTTAAAAATAGATATATGAATGTCACATTACTTACTAATTTCTGTGAATTCAAAACATCAGATAGATATGGACAAAGATGGACAGCTGCAATAAAATGGGGAGGAATAACTGAAGATTTTAACCAGACATATCAACAAGATGATAATTCAAATTTCTCTTATCAATGTCAATTCAGATGTGAACTATTTTTCTATGAAGTAATTGATGATAGATATAAATTCCTAGAAGAAATAGTTCAGAATATAGAGTTTGAACGAAATAATCCAGATTATCATTATGAAGTTCCGGTTGATACTGAAACAACAATTATAAACAAAGGGTTATGATAAATTTTAGAAAGAAGAAATACCTTATCCAAAATTTAATGCCGGACGCTATTGAATATTTAAAGAAACAAGGATTACGGCCTAATATTATAACTCCAGAGCAAGCAGATAGCGTTAGTAGAGTTAATTCTAAGGCTATGGTTTTAGTTTCATTTATAAAAAATGAGTCTGGATATTATCAAATTCAAGTACAGGATAAGGAATTATACAATTATACTCAAAAATTAATCAAAGATATTTTTAGAATGAGAATAACTGATATTAATAAAGAAACCAGAGTAATCACAGCAGAAACTGATCACTTAGGAATAGCTTTTGATATTATAGAAATTCTCGCTACAAAATATAATTTATCAGTTGTGGCATGATTAAATTTAGACAGAAAGAATTTACAGAATATGATGCAATGAGAAGTCTTTATGTAAAACTTATGCGATATTCTGATAGAAATAAATTCGGAGTAATAGATACTAGTGCATTAATTCCTGTTCTTAGAGGAAATAATGTAGTAATCGAAAGATTTGTAATTAGTACTTCTATGTTTGGAAAAGATAAATATAGAATGTATCTAAAAATTGGTGCCAAAGCAAAGTTACCAGATGAGGTTAGACTTCCAGGTAAAACATATGATAAACGTCTTGGAAATATGCAATTAAACGTAAGTCATTCTATATTTGCGCCAAAAGATAGTGATCCAAATTGGAATAATAACAATAATGGAGGAAATAATAATACTTCTTTAGGAGACACTTCTGGACCTAGGAATGATAATCCTGAAGAAAGAAGAGGTGGAAAAAAGAAAGAAAAGAAGTATTCAGAATTTCCAGGATCAATTTTAGAGCAAAGAGAATTTAAGAGTAAAGGCGGTGATAAACAATATCCCTATCTATCTGGTTCATTCTCTCCTTCCTTTGATCTATCTTATGAAGTTTCTGAATTGCTTGGAGAGGCTATCAAATATGATAAAAAATCAAGATCATTGGTCTTAGAATTCAAATCTATCGAAGATGCTATTAATGCATTGAATATATTACCCTTCGGATTAGGTTATAAAATATATTTACTTAATGCATGATGATTGTAAAGAGATTTTCTCAAACCAAGATATTAAATACTAATAACCCAGCTCTTGGTTTCACTAAAGGGAGAAAATATGATACAGATATGGATAGACTGGGTAGAATGAATACTTCTCAACGTGAATTAGCTGGAATCGGTAATTTAGGAAAAGAAATGAGAAAATTAAATCAAGAATTAAATCGTGGAGGAAGAGGTAAATGGCAAGATACAGATTAAAAAGAAAATGTTACAATGCACTAACTGAAGCTGCCGGAAATACACTTGGAGGAGTTACAGAAGGAGTTGGTAAAGCTCTTGATAATAAAGTAGCCGGAATCGCTGGTGGTGTTTTAGGAGCTACTAAATTAGGAGGAACTATTGGAACAATGATAGGGGGACCATTTGGAAGTATTTTAGGTATGGGAGCTGGTTATCTCTTAGGTTCTGCAGCTACTAGAGGTCTTGGAAAAGGTCTTAAAACTGCCGGTCAAGATATGCAGACTTAATTATAGGAGGATTTAGATTATGATTAAGTTTAGACAAAAAGAATTTTTTTGGGGAATGGCTTTAAATGCTGCAGGGGCTATTGGTACAGGTCTTTCTCTAAAACAAGGCTCTGATCAAATGAAACAAGCTGAGGAACAAGCAGCACAGGCAGAGGAGCAAAATAGAAAGATGACCAGAGCTTTAAATAAAATTGCAGAAAACGCAAAAAATAATCCACAAGCAGCACAACAAGCAGCAGATGTAATGGGACAAAAACAGTTTGCTCAAATAAATTTTGCAAAACTTACAGCAACTCTTAAGAATAATAAAACTTTAGGAAATGCTAAAGGTCTCGCTAAAGATGTTGGTAAAATTGTGTGGAAAGGAAAAAATAAGCTGATTGGTGGAACTATGATGGGAGCTACAATGGCAGGAGCTTCATATCTTACTGATAAAGCAATTCAAAAAGATATGAAGAAAAATGGAATGCCTCTTGAAAAAACCTATTCTGCTGGATCTATAATGAAAGCAGTAAAAGGTACTGGAAAAGTTTTAGGAGAAGCTGCAAAAAAAAATAAAGGAACGTTAATAACGATGGCTGCTCTAGGTTCTGCTCCCATGGCTCTCGGATACTCTGCTGAAAAAGCTCAATATAAAGATCAGATGGCATTAACTCAGAGAAACTATGCAGTCCCTGGAGTAATGGCAGTTAAAAGATTACTTACTGGCGCTTCTAAATCTGTAAGAAATTCACAGATATTTAAAACTCCTGGACAAACAATTTTAGGTGGACTTTCTAATTTATCTGGCGGAGGTGGTCGAAAAGGTGTATACAAATTCGGTCATCAGTTAAATAGATATGGAAAACACTCAGGTTCAGTATGGTCTCAAAAAGCAGGTAAATTCATTATGGATAACCCCAAAACAGCCTTAGCAGGTAGTATTCCAGTCGGTGCTGCAGTTTTAGGAGCAACATGGGGAACTGGAGAGAAAATAGTAAATAAAACAGCTCGGGCTCTAGATAAAGATGCTTTCAAATATCAAGATTCTAAAAATCAAGAAATACAATGATTATAAAAAGAAAATTATTCACTAAATACGACGATACTGATAATCTTAAGAGAATGAAAGATTCAGATATTCTTGCTGAAAAACCAAAACAAGCTCCTGGATATGGTTCTGTAGCTGGTGCTGCTCTTGGTGGTGCTGCTCTTGGTGGAACAGTTGGTGCTGTTGCTGGAGCTTTCGGAAAGAATAAGGCAGGTCGTAGTTTACTCGGAAGAATGGGTAAAGGTGGAAAAACTGGATTAGTTGTTGGTGGTCTTCTAGCAGGTGGAATGGCTCTTCGAAATAGAAATAAACAAGCTGAAAATAATGAATGGTATAATAAAAGACTTAATTATGCTCAGAGACAGGCTAGACGAAGAGAAAAACAAGATTGGAAGACGAATATGACTCAAAGAGATGGTTATTCCTATTAAAACTAATAAAAATTATGGCAAAATTTAAACCAAAGAAAATAATCAGAGATGTAAAGGAGTTTTATAAAAATAATCCTACGGCAAAAATTACTACTGCCACTGCTGGATTTTCTGGAACTAATCTTGCTATTAATGCTACTAGAAAAAATTCTGATAAAAAATATCAAGATGAACAGCTAGAAGCAATGGATAGATTAACTAAAGCACTTGGAGGAGTTAATAAAACTTTAAAAGAGGTAGAAGTAAAAGAACCTAAAAAGACAACCTCTTATAAATTTAAAAAAATCTTTTCCGAGAAAAATGATAATAATATGATTACATTTAGAAGAAAAGACTTTAGTATATTATCTGATACTGTTAAAGGAGCTATAATTGGTGGAAACGTAGCTACTCTAAGTTTACCATTATCCGGAAAAGATGCTAAAAATATTAAATATGAAGGAAGTAACCCTACTTTCCGAAAATTAAATACTCTAAGTCCATTTGCTAAACGACTTGGAGTAGTAGCCGCCGGAACATTAGTCGGAGCAGCTCTTGGAGCCTTAGTTGGTACTATAAAAAAAGGTGATGAGGCTATTTCCAGAAAGTTAACAGTTGACAATAGATTAATGGATAGAGTAGTAGAGGATCTTAAGAAAACAGGTTTTAAAGAAGGCTCCGATTTTACAAGAGATCCTAAAACGGCGGATTCTCTTAAATCAGCAATAAGTGTAGCTATAACAAGAAATTCTGGTGAACTTAGACTTCTAGTAAATACAATAGCAGATAATAAACTAAAAGATATAACAAAAAACATAATACAAAATCTACCAAACTCAAGTGCAGTAACAGAAGAAAGTAAAAGTAGATATAATGAGATTTCTATAACTACTATATCTGATGGAACCGCTGATGTTGGTTTAATAGCTGGAATATGTGAAAAATTTATAAGAAATAAATATCCAGTATATCTCGTAGAAGTTGGTTAAATAAAACAATTAATTATTATATTTAAATTATGGCACAATGGACTGAAACTCTCGAACCGTATGTAAAAGTTATAGAGAGAGTACATACCGCAGCTCTTAATCCTACTGCAGGTGAAAGTTTAATTATCGGAGTGACTTTAATTTCTGATGCAGGCCCAGCAGTTCCTACATTGATTTCTAGTCAATCTGAATTCTTAAAAACTTATGCTTCAGGAGACTTAACAGAAGATTATATGGCATCCTTAAATAATCTTTATCATGATGCTAATAATACAGGAGATAAAAATGTAGCTGCAACAATGTGGATGAATGCTTATAGATTAGCAGGCTCTAATGTTATGCTGGTTTGTAGAGCATCTAAAGCTAACGATATCTACTACGCTAAACCCATGACTAAAACTGATTATAGTACATATATCCTTAGAGATGGTGCTTTAATGAAGGGATTTAGAGATGCTGATAAAGGTGTCGTTAAGTTTGTTCTTGATATTGATGGTGATGATGCAGAACATGATCAAGATGGATGGTCAATTAATTTGAATGGAGTAGGTATTCTTGGTAATCGTACAACTGATGATGGTCCTCAATATGATTACTATGTAAGAACTCTCCCCGACTTAGTAAATCAAATGAATGAAACTAATAAATTCTTCTCTCCATCTTATAAATTCTTCACAGATCCTAATAATATCATCTCTGAAAATGAAACAACTGATCCCGATAAAGCAAAGGCAGTTGTATTCTATGAACTTTATCTAGGACAGGATATGCTAGATACTTCAGACTCTAGATGTCCACTAGGAAAGCAGTATATCGTGATTTGTGAACCTGATTGGACTAGTGATAATCCTAATCAAAAACTTATAGATATTAATGCTTCCGCTTGGTCTGGTTTCGAAGAACAGAAATATTATGCAGTTAATCAATATAACTCTAATACTGATCTGAGAGTTAGAATTAGACGTTTTAATCATGATGCAGTAGTTACCAAAGAATTAACTAACCCCGCTTTGAACGAAAACTCTGATTCTCCTTATATGGTACTATCGGCCGTTCTAGATACCTATACTAAGAAAGGAACAGTAGAACCGTCAGAAAGTATCCTACAGCGAGATTTTTATGAAGTCGCTGTTCTTGATCCTAATATTTCTGACGAAGTACAGTTCTTTAATATAGGTAAAGTAACCGGCCGTGGAGATATGGAAGTATCAGAACTCAATGAACTCCTAAGTATGATTCAACTTCAACTCCCTGACGATATGAGAGAGCTTGGATTGAACTACTATGGATACGGAGCTGATGATAAAGTATGGGTAGAACTTGATCCTAATGACCCAAATGCAGGTTCTTATAAACAAACAGTTTCTTCAATGACTGATCTTTATAACTCAAAAGGTATGTCAGTTGGAGATGTTTACCGAGTTGGATCTGGAAGTTCATATAAGTACTATGAATATCAAGAAAATGGTGGAGATCAAGTTTATGCAAAATTAGGTGTAGATCCAACTGAAACAGATATTCTTGATGTATCTGAATCGGATCTTAAGAAAGCACTTGACGAAATCAACATTCAGGAAATCTATGTGGTTGAAGGATTATGTGACCTTGGAAATACATCACTAAGTTTCCAGAATTACTTGGCTAATATGGCTATCAATTCTAACTATTTCTATCCAGTATCAACAGTTCAGAGCACAAATTATATGACTATCGCTAATAATGCAACTAAAATAGCACAAGATTCATATAAACTCTATCTGTCTGCACCTTGGGATATCGACTCCGGTACATTTGGATGGAAATATTATTGCTCACCTGCTGTTGTTTACTGGGAAGCTGTAGCTAGAAACCGTAAGTTATTTTTGCGGTTTATAAATTATACTAAAATGCTGGAAATACATAATAATAAAGTATAATCAGCAGAAATTGGAGTAAATTCTAATTTTTCAACGACTAAATGTATAACTAAATTTGAAATATAATTTAGATGATATAGTCTAGATTATTAAGTTAATCTTATTAAATATCGAGAAATAATGCAGAATTTGCTCCTGTACTTGGACAAACTAATGGTATTGTTCAGTATCAGAGACCTATGACAGAGTTTAATAAAAAAACTCGTCAACTTCTATTATCTAAACGAGTAAATACCGTACTCTGGAATTATCAAACTAATGCTTGGAATATGAATGATAACTATACCAAACAAAGTGTAGATAATATTGTTTCAGATGAAGGTAACTCTCGCTTAGCTATTCGTATCTCAAAAGCTATGCCTGTACTACTTAAACAGTATATAGGCTGGAGAATTGCACCAAAACTATGGGAAAGTGCGATTGGAACTATCGATTACTGGTTTAAATCAACTATTCTCCCAATGTCTTATAATATCGATGATTACCGTATTATCATCGATGAGACAAATAACCCTGTTCAAATTCAGCGTAAATACAATAATTGCGCCTTAAGTAAATAAAACTTAAGAAAAATAAGAGAATTGCTGGAAGATATAAAAAATCAGCAAAGGTTAGAAAAAATCTAATCTCTCAACGACTATGTGCTTATTAAAATGATATAGTCTGATCTTAAATATTAATTTTATATTTAAGTCTAACAATAATGCAGAATAAAATGGTGGTTAATGTTTTGGTGAGATACCAACGGGCTTTGAAATATGTCATCGTAAAGAATATGCGATTATTATACCAATTGCTGGAACTTAATTTAAGAATCAGCAGAAATAGTATTTATAACTATTTCTCAACGACTAGATGTATAATTAAAATCTCTGGAGATTTTAAAAGATATAGTCTGAACATGAGTAGATAATACTTAGCAAACATATTGATATCACGACATTTTTGACATTGGGATGGAGTTAAGCATCGATTCATATGAAAATAATAGGGGTGCAGCTCTTGAATAACAGGAAGCAAATAAAAACTAATGATAGTATGCTGGAGAGATCTGGCATACTATCCTTTATAAAATACTAAACCATGAAAAGAGGAATAAAAAAAGATATATTAATTGAAGAAATAACAAACATATTAGAACAAACGAATAAAAAATTTAATAAGAAAATAGAATTTCTAGGTTTTAAAGAAGAAAATGACTATATTTCTAAAGATAATACTCATATAATCTTACACTGTAGAGAACATAATATAACTTGGGATAATTATACGGTAAGATATTTTCTAATTAGATTTAAAGATATAGAACACTCTCCTGAATGTAATAGGTGTAGATCTATAGTATACTCTCCAGAAGATGCTTTATTGAAAGTTTTAGAGCTTCATAAAAACGATGGAAGAGATTATGACTATTCTAATATATTAACTCAATTTAAAGATATAAACAGTATTATTACAGTAATATGTCCTATTCATGGTAAATTTAATATTAAATATACAGCTTTAATTAGAAAACCAAGAAATGATAGTCATAAATCACTTGGAGGAATATGTCCTAAATGTAGAATCGAAAAACATATAGAGTCTAAAAAACATGCAGATGAAGAAGCAATTAAAATAATTCATGAATTTTTAGAAAAAAGAAATAAAATTTTTGGAAATAATATAGAGTTTCTTGGTTTTGTTGGAGGAAAGTATGTAAATACAAAAACAAAATTAATTTTAAAATGTAATAAACATAATCTTATCTGGGATACTGTTTGTTTTAATACTTTAGCATGTAATAGCTCTATAAGAGGTCCTTTATGCCCAAGTTGTGATCAAGAAATTAGAAGTGGAATATCTGATCATGAAAAATATTGCTTTAAACAAGTAATTGAATTAATCAAAGGAACTAACTATTTAGCAATACAACAATTTTCAATTTCTTTGATCGACTCGTACACAGAAAAGAAAAAATCATTATTTCTAGATATAGCTATTGTAGATAAAAATAATAATTTAATATCGATAATAGAATATGATGGAAAGCAACATTATGAATTTACTTCTTTCTTTCAATCTACGTATCAAAATTTCGTAAATCAAATCAACCGAGATAGATGTTTAGAACAATATTGCAAAGAAAATAATATAAAACTTCTTCGAATTTCTTATAAAGACAATAATAGAATCCCTGAAATCATAAAGATATTTTTCGAAGAAGGAAAAGATATAACAACAAAAGTAGAACCTAAATTATTACCAGTATTATATCATGGATAAAACATTATTAATAGATCTTAAAAAGAAGTTATTTATCAGGAGTGCTCTTATAAGTTTGACGTCTCTTGATGAAATTTTAGCCTTGAACGATTTTTTGAGTCCAGATGAGATATTACTGGAGATAATTAAGGAGTCGTTAAGAGAATTTGAACATACCTTGCCATTGATTCTGGAGATGAAAATGAACCGTTCTCAGATGTGTAGTTGTGAGAACATGGGACTTGAAGGGTATTGTGAGATTAAGAGTAATTTTACATTATTTCTTGATTGTAAAATATCGGAAGATCAGATTATATTAATTCCAAACTCTATTCCTATGTACAGAATTGGATCTATTTCGTATCCTGCTCCATCTAACTATACTTACTTTACGGATTATAGACGTCCTTATGTTTTTATGATGGATATGCCTAGCTATGATCAATTTTATGTTAGGGGGATATGTAGTCGACCAATAATTCCTGACTTTCTTCCTGATAAAACGTTTAATCCAGGATCATCTAAAGCAGCTATTTATTGGCTGAATGTAGAAGAAGGGTCGAGAGGTACATTTTTTATGGATCTCTGTATGACTCATTTACTAGACTATATTAGGAACCTAAAGGCTTCATTAATGTTACCTAATGTTGGTTTGGAAGTTCTTAATAATATCGATGCTGCATATCAAGAGCTTAGATCTAGGTGTGATAATTATATACTCCAATCTGGATGGTATGGAGATTTACTTGTTTAATATATAAATTTATGATAATAAAAAGAAAGTTGTATTCTCTTGCAGGAACTAGAATATTAGCTGGATTTAATAAAAAAGTTCTTAGAAAGGCTCCAATGGCTGCAAAAAGATCTGCCATAAAAACACAAAATAAAGTTCTTTCTGGAGTAGCAAGAGGTTTAAATAAGGTAGAAGGAGTAAAAATGGCGGCAAATCAAGCAGCCATTAATCCAGGAAGAGTTGTAAATACTAAAATAATTCAACCATCTATAGAAGCACCTATAACTTCTATAGCTATGAAAACAGTACCTATTCCTGGGACATCTGCTTTAGTTAGTGTAATAGGAAAACCAGAGAAAACTATATGGAAAAAGATTGGAGTTGGTGATAAAATGTCTAAGGCTGCATCTAAGTATGTAGATAGTAAAGGAGGTAGAGTTGTAGAAGATATAGTAAATAGCTCGACTAATTATTTTAAAAATCTTATGGTATGACAAAATTTAGACAAAAACAATATACAATTCCGGAGGGTCACTATACAGGTCCTAAGGATATGGATAAGGTTCCAGGAGCTATAGAAGTAATCGGAAAATCTGCCTTAGCTGGTGCTGGTATTGGAGGAGTTACAGGTAGTCTCCTAAAAGATGCTAGTATTACCAGTGGTGCTATAACTGGAGGTAAATATGGAACTATAGCAGGTGTAGTATTAAAATTCTTCTTAAACTATTTACACAATCCAATGTCGTCTGTTAAGTTTCAAGAGGTAGATAAATTAATTCGTCGTGAGTTTGGTATTTATAGAGCTTCTGGAGTAACTATAGGAGATTCATTAGATAAAAGAGCAAAAATAGATGAGAAGTTTAGTTTTAATGATCGAAATGTAACAGCTTATAAATTAAATTTTTCAATACAAGATAATTCCATTACCATGTATACTTTTGGAATGACCTCTAAGGAATTGGAAAAGACTTCAGATAGTTTAGACTATTACTGTAAGAAGTATACAGGGATGGAATATAGTAGTTATGCAATCAATTCTAGAAATAATTCTTATTCAGTGGCTATTGTATTTACAAATTATCAAGTTATAGCCAACTTTATAATGGAACTCAGTAATACTCTTGGAGTAAAAATAAATCTTCTTGATAACAAAGCTTTAGTTGAAAATAGAATTAAGGAAGTTGAACAGAAGGATTTTTCGGTTAAGTCTTTAAATAAATATGATTTAAAGAAATTTATTGGGAAAACGGGAAAATTTCTATTTTCCGGTAAATCTGAAGATCTTATCGGTTTAATTTATAGTGCTGCAGTAACTTTTTCTAATGATCCTGATATAATTCCTACATATCGAGGAGACTTTGGAAATAAGTACTTAGAAAATAGCCTTAAAAGACTTCGTTATGTTGAAGGTCTAGATTATACTGTTGGAGAATTTGGTGGAGATATAGGTATTAATATGTCAATGATCTCTGGAATATTCGTAATAACAGTAAATAAAGAGGATACCAACGAACTTAAGAAGATTGATTCTATTTTCTGGAATCACTTAAAAACGATAGTAAATAGGGTAGATACTGGAAAAGTAGTTGTATATAACTACACAATTAAAACAAGAAATGAATTTGATTTTATCTTAAAAAAATTCATGTCAACTGATGTAAAACCTAATATATTTGAAAAATGATAGTACCTAGAATTCGATATTTTTCAGATTTACAAGCTAGAAAGATGATAACGAAATTAACAGAGAAATTGGATAAAGATCGTATCGGGGATTATGAAGTTTCTAGTAAAATTCCCAAAGATGTAATTAGTATATATCCTGATCCATCTTCAATTAAAATATATATTCCAAAAGATCTTGAATATAGTCAGTACGAAATTGATGATTTCATTAGATCTATGGCAGCTCATATTAGAACAATTACGATCCTAGAGAGAGATATATATGTAATGAAACTATCAGGATCTCTTACTTTTGAACAGATATATAAATTAATACGTGAGATAATTGATACAGAAGAATTTTGTACTATTATTGACTGTGATTAATCTTTAAACTAAATATATACTATTATGGCGGATATGATTTCAAAAAACTTAGATAAGGCAAATAGGCTTTATTCTATTGGAATGAAAAATATAAAATTACAATTAAAACTTCTTGGGACTGAATTTGTAGTACTCAGACCAAAGAGTAATTCAAAATGGAAAAATGTTTTTGGAGGTACATATTCATCAAGTAGTACATTAGAGAACGATTATGATCAATTTACTACAATATTGATATTAAATCAGAATGAACTAAGAGATGTATGGAATCGAAACAGAGATAATCTAGAAGTATATACAGATGATGGATCTCTTGAAGTAGGGGATGAATTACAATATACTCGTGGAAAATATACATTCAGATTTAAAATATCTCTTAAAATGGGTTACTCTGAAGTAGCTGAAGTATTCTATGTTTATACATTGAATAGTATTATTGAAACTTTAGATATGTAATTATGAGAGAAAGAAATATAGAAAATGAGATTCTGAAGCAAAATAAAATTCCTGGATGTGATCAACTTACTAGACCTGAGGAAGTAAAAGCTCTTAGTAAATATCTTAAAAGTATTAGAACAACTCAAGAAAATCATACTTCCCTAGAGAAAGATAATCTAGAACTCCCTGGAAGAACAACAGGGAGGATTCCAGAAATTAATTCTCTCGAAGATTATATAGAGGGATTAGATGGGGTTCGTGGTATTAAAAGTCTATATAAAGAATCATCACGAGAACCACTTTCTGATAATAGAAACTCTGACTCGGCGGAAAATCATGGGTTGTATACAGAAAAGACACGTGAAAATCTGTATGATCCTAGGAAAACAGAACTAGAGAAACATCGTGAGGATATAGTAAATAAAAAAAATATCCTTGAACCAACCCTAGAAGACCGCCGAGAAGAATTAACTGAGGAACCAAAAGAATTAAAATCTCTAGGTACAGAAAAGTTAAATCTAGAAGGAGTTAGAGATGTAAGAAATCTTTATATAAATACAAAAGAAAATCTTAAGGTTCCAGAAAAAGATCTAGAGTTAGGAAAAGAAAGAGAATCTCTTATTGATAATCACAACCTAGAATTAGATCTAACAAGAATAGACCTTGAAGGATTTAAAGATTTATCATACAAAGAACAGCTCGAAGTAGATTCTAAAAATGAATTAGATACTACTCGAATATCTTTAGAAAAAACAATTGAAACTTCTGAATTATCTAGTTATAGAGAAGATCTTAAAGAAACGCCGGAGGAATTAGATAAGTTAGAAGATCACAGAGAAAAATTAAATAGTGGAAAAGATAATCTAAAAGAACTTGAAGATACTAAAGTTAAACTCAGAAATCCAGTAGATGATGCTGAACTTTCTAAAACCAAAGTATCTTTAGAGAGAACCGTAGAAGATAAAGAGTTAGAAACTTATAGGGAAAATCTTAGGAAAACGCCGGAGGAGTTAGATGAATTAGAGAATCATAAAGAGTCTCTTAGAAGTGGGGAAGAATTAAAGAGTTTACCTGAAGATAAAATAACTCTTGGAGGTACTGTAAAGGTATTAGAAGAACTTGGAAACACTAAAATAGATTTGGAAGGTACTGAAGAGTCTGAGATATCTACTTTAGAGGATTATAGAGAAAACTTAAGTGTAGAAGATAATAATTCTCTTGAAGATACTAGGGTAGATCTGAAAGGTACTGTAGAATACGAAGCTTCTGAGTTAGAAGATGCCAGAATCAACTTAACCGGAACAGAAGAATCCAAACCTAAAAGTCTCGAAGATAAAAGGATAGACCTAGAAGATACAAAGGAGTCTGAACCTAAAGCTCTAGAGAATGAAAGAATTGATCTAGAAAATACTGAAGAGTCTGAGATATCTACTTTAGAGGATTATAGAGAAAACTTAAGTGTAGAAGATAATAATTCTCTTGAAGATACTAGAATAGACTTAACTGGAACTAAAGAAGCTGAGATGTCTGAACTTGAGGATTATCTTGATGATCTAGAAAATACGAAGGATTATGAGGCTTCTGAGTTAGAGGACACTAGAATAGATTTAACCGGAACTAAAGAATTCGAACCTAAATCTTTAGAAGACGAGAGAATAAACTTAGAGGGTACTAAAGAATATGAATCAAGTTCTTTAGAAGATGAAAGGATAGATTTAAAAGGTACAGAGGAAGCTGAACCTGAAAGTCTTGAAGATTTTATAGATAAACTTGAAGATACTAGAGATTTTGAGTTAGAAGATGAAAAACTCGAACTCCCTGAAACTTCTGGAGATGGATATGAAGGTTATACTCCATTAGGTCCGGAAGAATTAGATAGTCTTGGTGGAAATATCAATAATTTCTATGATTCTCTCCTTGAAGTTCCAGAAATAGCTGATGCTCCTAGACAATCTGGAGATTATACTCCTCTTGGCCCAGAAGAGTTAGATAGTCTTGGTGGAGATCTTGGAAATTTTTACGATTCTATTCTAGAAGTTCCAGAAACAGATAATGAAAATTATCTTTCTCCAGAAGAAGTAGAAAAAATCATAGAAAATCCAGAACAACAATATAATTATAAAGATAAGTTACCTGAAGTAGCTAAAGGAAATTCAGCTCCTAGAGTAGAAACAGAAGGATCATATAATTATCTTTCTCCAGAAGAAGTAGAAAAAATCATAGAAAATCCTACTTATTTCTATAACCAACAAAAAGAAATTCCAGAAACAGATAATGAAAATTATCTTTCTCCAGAAGAAGTAGAAAAAATCATAGAAAATCCTACTTATTTCTATAACCAACAAAAAGAAATTCCAGATGCACAAGCTCCTGATGGACAAGAAATTTATAAATATTCAGAAAATCCTGAACTATCTTCTGAACAAGTAGAAGGTCCTCCTATGAAATTACCTAAATTTGGATTAGAATCTCTTAATTTAAGTAATTATCTTAGATGGACTGCTGAAAAAGCCGTGGGCTGGACTGGAGTACATGGAGAGGCAAGACAACTTCTTGTTAATGAAACACTAGCTGGTTTGGTAGTAGCTAGAGACGAGCTTGAAAAAGTAACTAAATCAAATCGATATAGACTCCCTGGAAATGATGGCGGTTTATTGGGTGATTTAGTATCTGGAGGAGTTTCTGGTGCACTTGACAACCTAGGAGACAAGCTCGGAGATGCTGTTAATAGTATCGTTGGAAGCAAATCAGTAGATATATCTAATCCTTTGAATAGACCAGATGAAAATAAATTTAAATATAATGGATTTGAAGAAGCGAATACACGATCAACTAGTAGTAATGCTTCTAATCCTATAAAAAGTCAATCTGTATTTTCTTATGATGAAATCGAACTCTTAAGTAAAATAACTAATGAAGGAGCAAAGAAAAATTCATCATCATCCTTTTGGAAAAAAGCAGGTAGTGCTTTAAAAGATATGGCTTTAGGATCTTCTGGAGGAGAAAGAACATACAGTTTTAAAAATAATTATATTTCAGGTAAAGGTATATTAATTACTCTAGAGGAATTATGTGGGATATCTAGCGATACTGACGATACTAATACTGTAGAAGGTTTATATAATGTATTAAAATCTAGCCCATTTATTACAACTCCAGATAAATTTACCTCAACAGGGTATTCAAATTATAATATTCAAACATTAGATACTAATGCTTTCTGGGAAATTGCTCTTGAACCTTATGCAGGGCCTGAAAATGGAGATCTTAATTATCTTCCTGGAATCCACGAAATAAATATAAGAAATATCGTAATGCATGGAGTAAATACAGCTTATAATAAATGGATTCCATTTACTAGTTTTGATCTTCAAAAATCTAAAATGACATCAAAAACACTGAGCTTGTATGATGGTGAAATTAGTTATCCTGTTTCAATGGAATTTACTAATGAACTTCGAATAACTATCGCCGACGATCAATATAAATCTTGGAGACGATACTTTGAAGAATGTGCTAAAGCTGCAATTTATAATAGCGAAGGACATACATCTGATTATTATATACTGCCCCCGGATGAATATTCACTTACAGCAATAGATACTAATAATGTGTGTATTGCTATGTATAAAAATATATGCTTCAGATGTAGAATATATGTTATGACACCACAATATAGTACAATTCAAAAATTTGATTTGCTTTTAGTAATGAAAGATTTCTCTGAAGAGTATACAGGGGATATTGGAGACGGTGCAGGAGATCTTACGGTATCATTTAGTATCGTAGGAGAGAATCCAAATGAAGGAAAAATTCCAGAAGTTAAGGTAATACAACATAAAGCTCCCGATAATTCTTCAAAAACAGATTACGGTTCTATAGTAGAAAGTGGAGTAAATTCAGTAATGAAACTAATTAAATAATATAAAGCTATGTATTTAAGATTAGGAACAACTAATATAAAGTACTCCACTGAACAAGATGATTTTACAGTATTTTCTGAAGTTGTAGATTCTAAGATGTCATATGAGAAACCAATACTTGTGAGAACTCCTGATGAACTTGATATTTGGTTTGGATCAGATTTTCCAGGGAAAGATTATTATGATGAACTTTTAGAATCTGGAGTTACTTTATTCTTATATAGACCAATTAAGGTTGAACAAAATACTAATGCTCCTGACTATGTTGACCTAAAAGAGTATTCTATAGATCAAAAATTATACTATAACTTAACAGAACTTCCAGAAATCGGAGAAGATAAAGTTTTGTATAAGGTAGTAACAGGAGAAGGCGAATATAAAGAGGGAAATTTGTGGTATACTCTTTATATATATTATCTAGGAGAATATATGAAAATCCTAGAATTACCACAAAATCTTGACACTAATAATACGAGTTCTCTAGAAAATAGGGATGTATTAAACATAAATTATCCAGGTTTTATTGGACCTGAATATTGTTATCCGAAATATATAGAGGAAGGAGATGTTGATTATACTGAAAAAATTAATGAAGAAATATTATTATCTCATCTTCCTGACTTGCTAAGAGTATCAAAAGGGTATGAAACTTTAGCTTATTCTTTAGTATATAACCCTGAGATAGATTTTCACCCGATAGACGAGGGATTAACTTCTAAATATATAATCCTGAAAAAACTTAAAAATGACTCTTATGAAAATATAATGATTTGGTTTAAAGAGGAAATTAATAGTATCCCTAATATTCCAAGTCAGTATTATGATGAAGCAGTCGAGGTCGAAATCAAAGCCAAAGAAAGTAATAAGGAAATTTTCAAGAGGTTAGTAGAAGTTATAATTCCAAGTCAATTAGGTTATACAGTCGAAGGAAATATCTCGGAGGGTTACAAAATATACACATCATATTCTGTTCAGGTTACTTATTTTACTAATATTACTGATCTATTATTCGAACCAAATTTTAACACTACACACAATATACTATCAAAAATCTCGAGCGGAAGTACTAGAGTGAGATTTATATCTAAAACAACTGGTACTGAAGGTGGAGATCCCGAATACTTAGATAGTGATATTAGTGTAAATATTGAGAAACTGAAAGGAGATGATAAGTATAGAGTAACAATCGAGAGGTATAAATATCAAGAAATTTATGAAGGTGGTTTATTTACTATTGGACAGGAAAGACTTGATACTATAATTACTTCAGAGTCTAAGTTAGTTAGATGTATTCTCTCAACATCTTACATAAATCGAGAAACAGGTAAAGAGGTAGAATATAAAAAAGGTACTAAAGAATCTGAATTACCTTCTGGAACATGGTATCTTAAACGAGCCTGGAAAGAAACGGCCGAAGATATAAATGGGGAATATTGGAAAGCGGCAGAGGCTATTTTTGGATCTGACAACGCTGGAATTATTGATTATTTCTTAGTCCCTGATATCTATAAATACTCGGCCGGAATGAAGACAGGCTCAGAGACTAGTTATTATCCAGAATACGAGAGATTTTTAGGGTATGCAAGGAGTTTAGGTTTTCAAGTATTATTCCAAAATTCTGATAATGGATGGACCTACGTAGAAACTCAAGAACTCCCATCGGCCGAAAATATAACCTCAGGAACAATTTATATAGTATCACAACCCACTGGAGGAGTAAAATTCTATAAAGTGGAAAACGGAAACTTAATAGAAACAACTGATCCTGAGGAAACTAATACGGCCGGAAATAACTACGTCTTTAATTATACCTCTGACACTGATAATCGACTCTTATATTTTTATCGAGGGCAAACAATTTTCGGACAAGATAGACCTGGATATTATTTACATATTAGAGGGCTCTTACAAGATATTTACTCAATAACTAGCGATCAGATCTTATATCAAACACCTACAACAGATCCTTACACCTTTGAATCACCAGAAGAAAAACTTGAAGAATACAAAAGTAATTATCTAGTATTTAATAACCAGATATATTATTATAAAAAATATCAAAATGGACAAGACTTCAATACTTCAGGGTGGATGAGATTCTGTATAGGAAAAGTGGCTAGAGAATTGGAAAAGAATAAATGGAAAATTCTTAGTACTAAATCAGCCGGAGATATAAGAGCTAGAATAGAACAGATCTTAAATAGAATATCAGCTGGGTACTCATATATAGATTCATTAGTTATTACTGGATTTTACCTAGACTTACCAAATAACAGACTAGGACTTGAAGTGGAATCTAGAATGAGCGACTTAGTAGATAATGATATGACGATCGATATAACTTTAAATTACGATAAAAAATAATAAAAACTATGGCAAGCGTAGCAAGTTTAGTCCGCGGAAGTGACGGATACATGAAATTTATTGACTATCAAAGTACATATAAAGATAATAATAAAGAATTCCTTCGTGGTGACATGTGGGAACTTCAATTCATTAATGTACCTAAGATAAATAATTGTCTTAGTAAAACTTTGTAAACTGCTGGAAGATCAAGTAAAGATAAATCAGCAAAAATAGATAAAAAATCTATTTCTCAACGACTATTAGCAAAGAAAAGAAATAGCCATAGATTTCTTTTATGATATAGTCTAAACATAGAACAAATGTTTGAGTTTATTTTCCTGGTACTGATATTTTCAATGCTAGATTAAATGCCGTTCAGGTAGGTATTGATTATAGTGTATCAGGTTTTGAAAAGAGAATGCGTGGTAATTATACTATCATTCAGAAGACAGGTCAAAACACAGCTGGAACCCTGTCGTTGGCTTTTGTAGATAAGGAAGATCAGGCAATTACTTACTGGTTTGATAATTTAAAAGTTGTCCATTAAGAGATTAAAAGTTCCTTAATGAATCTTTGTGAACTGCTGGAAATATCTCGTTATAGTTATCTCCATCGCTTAAGATTTAGGATTAAGAGCGATGAACCTAATATAACGAAAAAATAATCAGCAGAAATAGATATGATTCTATTTTTCAACGACTAAGTACAAAGAAAGAGGGTTAAGCCATAGTTCCTCTTTATGATATAGTCTAGTATGATTTAAAACAAAAACCATAAGGACTATCGCCAGAAAATTGCAGATCGTGATACTAAATATTCTTTCAGAAAGGATGACTTAGTATGCGACCTTAGATTAATCTTAACTAACTCAAGCCGTATCAAAGTTCGTACTCTTAATTTCTATAACTGTATTCTTCAGGATGCTCCGATCGACGAAAATGGTTAAAAAATTTTAAGGCCCACTAGAAATAGTAATACTCTAGAACGTAGTAAGTAAATTCGGTGAAAGATCTTAGAAAGAAACTTCTAAGTAATCCAATACCGAACTAAAGATAATAAAAATTTTTAGTGTAACGAATAAAGACTTACCAACTTTTTTATAAGTTGAATTTATATTCTGAACATATAATAAAATATTATAGTAACCTATTGCAAACAGAAGACGGAACCGATTAATTGCTTAGTCGCCTATTATATAATAGGAAAATTATACTAAAATGCTGGAAAATGTAAAACATAAATCAGCAAAAACTATTAAAAATAGCTTCTCAACGACTAAATGTATAACTTAAGAAATATTAATTCTTAAGATGATATAGTCTATAATATATTAATATATATTAACAAATGCGAGCAGATATCCAAGTAAGCTTTTTCAAATGAAGAAGCATAAAGTTTATATTACTTTATGAAAATTCTATTAAAATGCTGGAATATCAAATAGATAATCAGCAAAAATTAGAAAAGATCTAATTTCTCAACGACTAAATATAGAACTAAGTTTGAAATATAATTTAGATGATATAGTCTATTCATTGATAAAAATAATTAATGACTTTAAAGCAATTTGAACATTTTGGAAAATTTCATGGTGTTTTCTACAAGAATTGCTGGAAAATTTGTATCTTTGTATACAAATAATCAGCATCCTAGATATTAACATAAATCTAGGTTCAACGACTATGTATGTAGACTGAGGAAATTCCTTAGGTGATATAGTCTGTCATGAGGTGAAACTCATTGATTAACGTATGAAAGAACTTTTGATAATATTTAATTAATAAACTAGAAGTATCTAATTTATTATTTCTTATGATTGCAAGGAAGGGTGGATCTGATCAATCTGCCCTTCTTCATAAGAAATATATTAGATATTTCCTTAAAAAAAAATTGCAATCAATATGAAACTTAGAGCAAAAGATACTGAAAGTTTTATTCAAAAAAGTAAAGATAAATATGGTGAAGATGCTTTAGATTATTCTGAAGTAAACTATATTGATAAATTAACTCCTGTAAAACTAATATGTAAGAAATGTGGGAATATATTTTATCAATCACCAGCAGAACATTTAAGAGATAGAAAGAAAATATCTTGTCCTAAATGTGCAGTAATAGATTCCAGAGAAAGAAGGTCTATTAAACAGAAAGAAGTTTGGTTAAGGAAATGTAAAGATAAGTTTGGAGATAAATTTGATTACTCTAAAGTTAATTACATAAATAATAAATTAGATGTATGGATTTATTGCAATAGTTGTAAAAAATGGTTTAAACAATCTCCACATCATCATATTAGAAATATTCATGGATGTCCTTTCTGTGCAATGAAAGAGAAATCTGGGTATGAATTTATGGTTGAGAGTTATCTTGAATATTTAGTAAAAAATGATAAAATGTTATCATATAATTCAGAATACAGTATTTTAAATAGGATAGCGGGAAGGAATTCTAACAAAATAATGATAGATTTTAAATTAAATATAAATAACTTAGAATATTGGATAGAAGTTAATGGTCAGCAACATTACAAATTTATAAATTTCTTTCATAAAACAAAAGAAGATTTCCAAAAACAATTAAAAAGGGATGAGAACGTTAGAAAATATTGTAAGGAAAATAATATAATTCTTATAGAAATTCCATATACTTACAATACCTATGAGAAAATATCTGAAGTTTTAAAAAGAATTCTCATAGAAGGTGAATCCCCTGATATAATAACTCAGCCAAAAATAATACAACTAACATAAAAACTAAAGAAGAGTGGCTTTGATCGGCTACTTTTCTACTAAACACTAAAACAAATTATTATGAATTTATTAGATATATTATTCCCTAAAAGAAAGCAAGAAAAAGAAGAATTAAAAAATCTAGAGCCAGAGATAAAAAATCTAGAAATTACTTTAGGATTATATGGAAGAACTAATACTGAAGTTTATTACGATCCATTATATGAACGAAATAGAGGAAGAATATATGATCTCAAGGGTAGAAAAGAATACCTAGAAGATCTTAAAAAACGGTTAAGGAATAAATATAAAAGCCCTAATGTAATAAAAGCTCGCGGAATATTCTCACCTAACAGTTCTGAAAATACTGGTTTAATATTTAATCCTATTATAAGAAATCTATCTGAAATTAATGAAATAGTATATGTAGTATTAATAAGGAAAACTATTAATATTCCAAAAACATTAAAAATAGAAAATAGTACTAAGTATAAAATAAAAAGTACAAACTCTGAATGTGATAATATAGAAAACTACTATATTATAAAAGAGTTAAACGAAGATACAAAAAAATTTATAAAAGATTTAATAAGAAAACATTAGGATAAAAAAAGAAGATCAACTTCTCGTCAATCTTCTTTGTATAGGAACTATTTAAGTGATTCTCTATGTTCTTTTATCTCTTTACCACATTGATAGATCAATTCAGAAACACCTTCTGCACTGTTTAATGTATCTGTATTATCTAATATATTAGATACAACTTTACACCAATGTCTATCTTTTTCAGAAAGAGAATCTGGATTTTTCTTATATTTATACATCATCTCTACACCTAAATTACACCCTATACCTTTTCCTAATTTAAAAGCTGCTATAACTGATACAGTAGCTAATCCAATTTTTAATAATGTTTTCATATTATTTCTCACATTTATTTTTATTACATATATAAGGCTTTTACTCCTTCAAAAAAATAGTATCAGGGGGGGGTAAAAGTATAAACAATTCCTTCTCGATACAAATATAAAATGATTATAAAACGTAAACTATTTTCTAGAGATTCAAAAGTTCTTGTACCCTATTTTGAACCTGGCATTACTGAAACTGGTAGACGATATGTAACACTAATCACTAATGACGGGAGAAAGAAACGGCAATATATAGATCCGTATAGAAAGAGAACTAAGAAAGAATTAGAAAATTAAATTAACCTATTAAATTATGATAATCAAAAGAAAACTGTTTAGTAAAAAAAAAGAGGAGAATAAAAACTCTAATGACACTAGTTCAAGAGCAAAAGGAACTGCTTTATATCTTGGAGGTACAGTAGCGAGTCAAGGTATTGCTGCACCTATAGTAATGAAACATATGCAAGGCGAACCCTCAGAAGAATCTGGAAAAATAGCTGAAAAACTAAAAAGATTAGCTTCTAGACGAGGACATGAAGTAGATAATATTACACATACTGGAATAGGACCTGCATATCAAAATAATAAAATTTATACAAGTGGAACAAAAGCAGCTGATGTTCTTTCACATGAAATGGGACATGCTCACTATGATAAAAGAAAAATAAAGTCAGTAAGTGATGCTATTGGTAAAGTTGCTCATAAAGCTTATCTAAAAACTGGTGGAATGTTGAATCATGTAGCTCTAGCTCCTACAGCAGGAATAATAGCAGGTGTTAGATCAGGTAAAAAAGCAGCAGAAAAAGAAGCTGCTGGAGAAAAAGAATCAAAACTCTCCAGACATAGTGGATGGGCAACTGGTTTAGCTGTTCAATCTCCAGGGTTAGTATCAGAGGCTATGGCAAGTAAACATGGTCTAGATTTGATGAAAAAAGCTGGTGCCTCTAAGAAATTAATGAAAGCTAGTCGAAGAAACCTAGGTGCAGCTTTAGGAACTTATGCTGGACTTGCTGTAGCTAACGCAGGAACATCAGAATTAGCTAGAGGAATTGCATATAGAAAGAAAAAGAAGAAATTAGAAAAGGAGAGAGATAAAAAGAAAGATGATAAATAATTAATACCATCTTTCTTATAAATCGTAACTAAAATATCTTTCCAAAAACGAAAGTATTTTAAAAAGTTACGAAAACTAATAAATAATTCTAATTCTTTCATAATCTTATATATTTTATTTATTACATATATAAGGCTTTTAAGGAATATAGAATGTAAAAAAAAACAATAATCCTGGGAAAGTTTGGGATATAACTACCCAGGAACTAAAATTAAAATAAAGAGCTATATGATCATAAAACGTAAATCATTCACTAGACAAGAAACTAAGGCCATGAAAGAAATGTATCAAGCCTTAAAGAAAGGAAATATTGGTAGAGGTTTATCAGCTAAGAAATTCGTTAAAGCTAGACATGTTAGTAATGAAACAATAGATGCTTTAATTAGTCAGGAAACAGCACCTATTACTAATTATACTAAAAACTCTCAAATAATTAATGATATAGGTCTTCCCGAAACAGCTAAAGCCTACAAAAGAATGATGGAGAAATACACCAATCCTACATTACGTAAACGATTTGAAAGAGTTCAAGCTGCTAGTTCTAATAATAAATTACGTGTTGCAAGACAAAATGTAAAAAATTCTGGTCAATTTGTTACTGATCCTCTCACACGTCCTCTTGCAATTAGAAAACAAATTAGAGATACAAAAATATCTGGAAGTTTTGATTTATCTAAGTGGGAAGAAAATAAATCAAGTAATTATATAAGTTCTCTTAAAAATTTGGAAGCTGTTAAAAAAGAAAGAGTAGGGAGGGTATATAAGTTTAATAGGAAAGAAATCCTATCTAATAAAGATAAAGAAATTACAGATCTTAATTTTAAACAAAATCAAATAACGAATTTAATTAAGGAACATAATGATAGTCTTGATCCTGAATCAGCTCAAAAAATTATAAAAGATCTCAAGAAAAAAGGAGTAAAATTTACAACAGATCCTGCAGATATTAACCACTATAATATAGATAAAGATATTATTAATATAAGAGATAAAAATAGTTTAAGAAGTCCTGCTACAATTCTTCACGAAAATGGACATCGTATAAGTTTTTCTAAAGGAGAATTAAAAAGAGATAATTTCTATGGATATCATAAACACCTAAATGATAATGTAAATACTTCTAATAATTTAGTTGAATCAATTAGAAACAGAGTAGGAACTATATCAACATTAATGGATGAAGCAAATGCATCTTATCATGCAGCTGCACATGCTAATAAATATGATATTCCAAAAGAAATACAAAAATCTGGAAAGAAACATTTAAGTAATGCATCTAGAATCCATGAAATTAGTGAAGCTAAGAAAATAATCTCAGATAATACTAATAGACTTCTCGGAAAAAATAGAAATAAATAAAAAGAAATCTAGATTAATCTAGATTTCTCTCAATAGCATAATAGCCTTCTGGAATATTCCATATCTCAGGATCTAATGCAACTGTAGGTATTTCTGTATTTTCATTAATAGGGTACAGATCTACTCTTTTATGATCAAGCCAATCTGAACAAGGAGTTTTTGATGTATTATGATAATCCTTTAAAAAGATTAACTCATTTCTTTTTACTCTCATACTTTTATTAGATTTATTAAGATTTTCTACTATTTTTTCAAATCTTAGCATAGGATCATCCTCTGTTGAGTCAATTTTCATATTATCTAACATAGAAGATATACTTTCTGTAATAGAATCTATTTCTTCTAGTGTTTAAAGAGGTAAAGAACAAGGATCTTTAAAAATAAATGAATCATCCTCAATAATTTCTTTTACTAATTTATCTCTTTTCATAATTTCTATATATTTTATTATTATTTCATATGGAAAAATTGAAGGTATATAAAACTATCATTCAACATCAATAGCATAATAACCCTCTGGAACATCCCACTTCTCTGAATCTAGTGCTTCCTCTGGTATTATAGAATCTTCATTAATAGGATATAAATCTACTATCTTAGTTTCAAAATTTATTGCATAAGGAATCCTAAGTAATCTATCAATCTTATCCTTTTGTTTGATTATTTCAGATCTCCTAATTTTATTATCTTTTTTCATATATAAGAAATTAATCATTCTCCTCGTATATAAGACGACTCGGGAAAAGAAAAATCAGAATCCTCTTCTCTATCAATAGCATAATAGCCTTCTGGAATATTCCATATCTCAGGATCTAATGCATTATCTGGAACTACCGTATCTTTAGTTATGAAATATAAATTTACTACTTTATTTTCAACTAAAGAATTGAAATTTAGATTTTCTAATTCAAATTTGGTTAATCCTTCTAGATCTTTCTCTTTAATTTTACTAGAAATAAAATAATTTTCTACAATCTCTCGGTTCTTTCCGCCTCTTTTCAATTTCTCTTTATCATACTCTCTTCCATTCTTTTCTGCAATACGTATGAATCTTAATGCAGCTTCTATAGATTCTTGATTGGAGTTTGATGATTTGTTATTCATGATTCTACATATTTAAAGTTTATATTACATATACTAGGCTTTCAAATTGATAAAAGGGAGGTTTTATATAGGTTTGTCCCTTATTTATGAGGACAAAGGAGTTTCCCTTATCCTACACCTCTAACCGCTACCGCTAGAGGTGTCTTAGAAAAGAAACATTGATAAGATATATAGGAAATTTTAGTATAATATCATTTTAATTAAGTTGACACCCCTTTGGCCTCTAAAGGGCCAGGGGTGGTGTTTCTAAATTAGAAGCTCATAGAAATCCTAAACATAAATATTCCATGTCTCCGACATAATCTTATGTTCTTTATCTATATGAGCAAGTGTCGCAAATTCTTTAGATAATATCTTTTATAGTAGAGAGTCAAAAATAATAAATTAAATCGACAAAACGCGTATAATATCCTTTCAATTCCTTATGATTGAAAAGGGAATCCTCCTATGTCTTCAATTTAAAGAGACATAGAAATTATTTTAACTGGATTCTCTATTAGATTATAATAAATTTAATAAAAAATTATACGTATATATGTCAATACTAAAATTACCTGATATCATAGTACCTAGAGGTATTAGATATATTTCAGAAATGGATAGTTTATTTAAATTTTATAAACTACCTGTAAAGTGTATTATTAATAAACAATTACCTGGATGTGGATTTACTGAGTATTGTATTAATGGTCCAGAAAATGTTATCCTATGTTCCCCTAGAAAAATGCTCTTAAAAAATAAGAAAGATCAACATGGTAGGGATGTTTATTTGGTTGTAAATGAACTTGAGAAGGAAATAGAGGTTGATAAAGATCTCTCCAAAATTGATAAAACTAGATCTCAAGTATTTTTAGATACTCTTAAAGAAGTAGTTCATGGAAAGGATACAGTTTATAATAAATTAATGAATGAAATAAAAGATTATCTAAATGAGAGGAAGTACTTAGGGGATAAGCCCGCTAAGATCTTAGTTACCTATGATTCATATAGAATAGTAAAAGATATTCTAGAAAGTCTTGGAATATTTCAGAGTTTCTATACAGTAATAGATGAATTTCAAACTATCCTACACGATTCTAAATTTAAATCTAATACTGAATTAGAATTTTTAGATATTCTTAAGCAATCTCATTCAGCATTATTTGTATCTGCAACTCCTATGTTGGAGGAATACTTAAATATGTTAGATGAATTTGATGGTTTACCTTATATTAATATGAACTGGGGTAAGGAGGATTCAACACGAATTATTAAACCAAATCTTAAGGTTTTATCTATGAAATCTACTGGATCTAAAGCAGAAGAGATCATAAAAACATATAAAGAGGGTAACTTTGAAAAATTTATCAAAATGGTTAATGGATATCCTAGGGAAATTATATCAGATGAAGCAGTGCTTTATGTAAACAGTGTGAATCATATTATATCTATCATTAAAAAATGTGATTTACAACCTGAAGAAGTAAATATCCTCTGTTCTAATACTCCTGATAATCTTAAGAGAATACAGAAGAAATTAGGAAAGAAGTTTACAATCGGAGAAGTACCATTGAAGGGAGTTAAACCTAAGATGTTTACATTCTGTACCAGAACTGTATACTTAGGTGCAGACTTCTATAGTTTATGTGCTAGATCATTTATTTTCTCTGATAGTAATATAGATAGTTTGGCTGTAGATATCTCAGAAGACTTACCTCAGATCTTAGGTAGGCAGAGACTGTTTGATAATCCTTGGAAAAATAATGCAATATTTTTTTATAGACCTACATGTGACTATAGGAAAGTCAGTCAAGAAGAGTTTGATAGAGAGATTGAGAGAAAGAAAAAAGCTACTAATGATTTATTACTATCATATAGTTCAACTCCTGATGAGGCAAAATTAACGTTGGCTGAGAGATATCAAAAAATGGCAAAGTCATTTAATTATAAAGATGACTATGTAGCAGTAAATGAACACTCCAGGTCTACTCTAATTCCTGTTATTAATAACTTAGTTCTGGTAAATGAAATTAGAGCCTTCAGGATACAACAATATGACTATAAGGATAGATTTACAGTATTTAGTTCAGTACATAATACATTAGATACAAATGATCTAATAAATCAAGAGGTTTCTGAGTTTTTAAGTATGTATCAAGAATTAAAAACATACTATGATAAAATAAAATTACTATGTGAATATAATTTATCTGAGCAGGGGGTTAGAATAATATTAGATCAGTTAGGAGGGGATGAGATAGCATCTCACTATATAGCATTGGGTCCTGATAGATTAAGGAAACTTTATTATAATAAAACTAACATTAAGAAGGAACTAGGTATAGTAACCTTCAGTAGGGAACTCTTAGTTAATACAGTTCTCTCTAAGTTTTCTATTGGAGATAGAATAGGTCAAGCAAGGATAAAAGAAATTCTTAAAAGTCTATATAATTCTATTGGATATTCTGCTATTCCAAAGGCTACTGATTTGGAAGAATTCTTTGATATAAAAAGAGCAAAAGTTAGTGAAGTTCTTTTAGATGGTACAAAAAAAAGAATAGATGCATTAGAGATAATAGGAATTAAACCAGAGTATCAAGAAATATATAATAACCTGAAAACAATAAACAATATTTTATGAGGTAAGTATTCAATCTTGCCTAGGACATAATAATTCTCATTCGCCAGTAAAGGTGAGTGGGAATTTTGTTTTGAATAAAATAAAGAAGAAAAATAAAAGAATGAGTTTTTCTCTCATCCTTCTTGTGTAGTAAATAGCTTTAAAATTTTATCTAGATTTTCTTGTTCAATTATTTCATTAGTTTCTGTATTTATTCTCCAAGTCCCAGGAAGTTTTATAACTGTATCTGTTCTTGAATTATCTGTATCAAGTAGTATAGATTCTACTTCAAAAGATGATACAATTTCTGCTGGACTAAGTGAAAAAATAGATTGTTGATTTAATTGATTTAGTATTTCTTCTAGATTAGTAAATTTATTGTGATCTATTATTACATACACTTTACATTCTTTTATTCTTAGGTCAACTACAGGACCTATAAATCTAACAAATTCATTAATTATGTTAGTTGTACTTATTCCTATTTTCATAATTTAAAATATTTTATTACATATATAAGGCTTTTAGTTTATATTTCGTTCTTTATTTATAATAAGAAAAATCATACTCTCTAAAGGGGGGGGTATGAAGTTTAATAATCCCCTATATAAATAGTATGATAATCAAAAGAAAATTATTCTCTAAGAAATTAACAGCTGAAGAGAAAAAACAGAGAGCTGCAGATCAGATTGATAAAACTCGTAAAGGAGTAGCTACTGCACATGGAATTTTAGCTGGTGGTACTGTCGCTGGGGTAGGTTTAATTGGTTCTGACGTTGCTAAGTCAGTTGATGAAGCCAAAATAAATGATCAGTATCTCAAACATTCTGGTAAATTATATGAAAAATATCGGAATGAACTTGATAAGATTAGAAAAACTAGTAACGAGGTATTTAAGCGAGCTAATGAAAAGACGAGAACAGGAGAACCAGTAATAGATTCAGTTAATGAACTTGATAATCTTCTAAAAGTTCAGAAAGTTGAAAAACATTATCTAAACATGGCTGGTAAAAAATTAAAAGGCGAAGAAGATATACTAAAAAAAGCAACAAAGAAATTAGAAGATAAAGTTTCAAAGAAAGCTTCAAAGAGAAATAAGAAGATCTTGGCAGGAGCAGCTTTATTAGGAACAGCGGCGGGATTAGCTTCAAACCATTCAATGAAGAAACGTGCAGAAAAACTTAGAGAGAATAAGTTTTCTAAGGCTGATGATGATTTAGATGAAGAAACATATCTTGGAATGTCAGAAGAGTTTGATGATTCTAAATTCTCTCGAAAGTCAGATAAATGGCTTAAAGAAAGAGCTAGATATGATGAAGGTTTGACTGATAAGGAAAAAGAAAATATTAAGAAAAATAATAAAAGACTTATAGCTGCTACTAGTGTCTCCGGAGCTTCAATTGGATTAGCTAAGAAATTATCTTTAAAAAGAGGTTTAATAGGAGCTGGAATCGGTGCTGCTACAGGTGCCGGAATTGCTGCAGCTGCACATCTTCATCATAAATCAGAAGCAAGAAAGGCTTGTAAAGAATTAGAGCGTAGAGAAAAAGAAGATTAATTAATAAAAAATGAGAGTTTAACGATTATGAATATTTTAACATCACAATTACCATCAGGAGGATATGGATATAAATTCCCAAGTGTTAAGGTTAGTCCTATGACATTCTTAGAAATAACAAGATATCTTGAGAATCTTCCTTCTGATGATCCACTAGAAAAATACTTATATGATATCAATCTTTTAGTTCAAGAAGATGAAACTATCCTAGATTGTTATTTAATGGATGTAGATTTCTTGATATTTTATAAGAAGCTTTGTACGGTTTCTGGGGAATTATCTTATGAAATAGAAGTAACATGTCCTGAATGTGGTAAGAAGATGAAGAAAACTATATCCTTCGAAAAAGATATTCACTTTAAACAGATCGATCAAAAGATTATGAATGGTGCTTTTATTGAACTTGGAGGGCATAGATACGAGACTATAGTTCCGACAGTTAGAGAGTTTATGAAGGTATTTCAGACTTACCTTAGATATCGAACTGTAACTGACTTGAAGATGATTAAAACTATAGCCTTGATTAAAGATTTTGATTATCAGGGAACACAGATCGAGAAAGATGTCTTAGGGGCTACTCATGGTGATGTTACTCTCTTGCTTGCTCTTCGTGACTTATATTACGATAGACTTGAACCTATTCAACTATATTGTCCTGAATGTAATAAAGGAAAGAAAGCGAAAGAAAGGAGGAGTGTGGCAGTAAGTGTAGAATCTCTTACTGTCGACTTCTTTCGAGACATCTGTAACAATTCCCCAATTGATGGATCTAAAATTTTATTTAAATAAATTTCTTAAGGTCGATGGAGTAGAGTACTATACACTTTCTTCTCTTAAGTCTCTTCGTGAATGCTATGAAAACTTCCTTGATACTACCGAAGGAACTGACCCTGATTTTCCGTTACTTAATTTTGGTGGAAAGAAGGGACAGAGACTTAAAGGAATATCAGCGGCACAACGTCAAGCTTATTATGAAGAGGAAGCTGAGAGAAAAGAAATAATGGGAACTAAGAATGTCGACTTAATGGACTTATAAAACTATACCCTCCCTTAAAATTTTATATGTCAAGGGGGGGGGGTATAGGATTTAACAATATTCTTCCCTTGACAGTTTAAGAAATATATGATAATACTGAGACAGAAAGAGTTTGGTAATAAAGCAAATAAGATTAAAACAAGGCAGTGGCAAATGACTCAAGCTGTAAATCCGGTTATTCAACATCAGTCTATGGGTGGAATCCCTCAAGAGCAGATACTAAAGAATTCAGAAAGGTATAAAAAAGCCATAGAAATTAATAAAGTATTGCCTTCTTCTGAGTATGATAATCCTAGTATTAGTAAAGTTGACAAAAGATTAGGAAATGCTCAGCAAACTTTATTACAACAGGCAAGAGGATATGGACAAAATACTCAAGATAGAGGTGTTAAAAAAATAAGAGGAACGAAGGTACAGGAAAAAATTAAAACTAAACAGGAAAGAATTCAAGCTCTATCTCCTGAAAATCAAAAGAAGTTTCGTCAAAGTGTATTAGAAAGAAAGAATAGAGTTGTAGAAAATCCTAGTCCAATAACAAATACTACAATACCTACTAATTCTATTCCTAAAAATCCACTTAACTTTGGCCCAACTGCACCTAAGACTAATTCTCCGTTAGATAAGGGTACGTCTAGGGTTACTAAGTCTCCATTTAAACTGGGAAGAACTGGAAAAATAATGGCTGGAACTGCTTTAGCGGCAGGAGCATTATATGGGGCTAAGAAATTTTACGATAAGAAAAAAGAGAAAGAATAAAAGTATAATCCTATAGAGTCTTGGGATATAGATCTATAGGAACTAATTAATAAAAATGCGTATGGTACGATGGATAGAAGATAATAACAATATAGGTAATATTCTTAAGTTTAGCGGTTATTCTAGACTATTTTCCTCTAGAGATAAAACCACCGAAGATGATATAGTTTCGATTATAGGAGTTAAATCTGAGACTATAGACGTATTCATATTACTCAAGATCGGAAAGTTTAATAATATTCCCGGAGACACACTATTTATACAGAGTTATGATTTTAGGAGATTAGTTTCCGATAATTATTATTCTGAAGGAGTATTTTATAAGGAAAATTTCAGTATTCTAGATAATTATTGTGTTTTCGAGATCTTGGATGAATATGATTTGATCTCGGCTGAATTATTGAGATTTATAGAAGATACGAAAGAATATATAAGAAATAATTGGAGGAAAGAAAATGAAGATAAAGAAAACTGAATTGGTAGAGTGGTTAGTTGATATAGATAATTGGTTTTCCTGGTCTCTACTGTTTATTGTGCCTGGGATTATTGTTCTTGTCTTACTTCTCCCTGGATTAATATTTTTCTTGGCTGTGTTGGCGATCTTGAGTGTTATAGATCTCATTACACGTTTACTAGGAGATAAAGAAGAATCCGAGGAACCTAAGAAAGAAGAAAAGTCGGTAAGATCTCCAAGGTTAGTAAGAGGAGTTTTAATTGATACCGAAGAATATATGTCTACTCCTAATCTCAAGAAATGTACTCCGGTTGTTATGATACGGAAAGATAAATTAGATAAGTATACTATTCCAGGGGATATCGAAATAGTAACGAAAAAGTCAATTTCTGGAAGTCGCCTGATAACTTTCTTGGAGTGTCAAGATGAGTTATATAGTATTCTTAAAGTCCCAGGAAAGTTTTGGTATAGTAAACGTCTTGGAGTTATTTTAGGTCTCGGAAATAAAGAAATAGACCAGTTCATAGAGAAAATAAAAACGAAGTAATTATGATCATAGCAAGAAAACTAAAAACTAAATCTTTTACTGGTAGAGATTTAGTGGAAAGACTGTATTCTGATGGTTGGACTATAGAACAGCGTGAATTCGGAAAATTTTCAAATATTAGGGAATTAATAAAACGTCACGGAGTTAAAAGAACTTATAAAAAACTTGTAGGTGAGAAAAGAAAATCTATAGCTGATAAGGTGGCAAGATCCATGAGAAATGATGTTGCTAGGAATATTAAAGCAAATAGATCTCTAAGTAGAATGCCGATCGTAACTGATCAGGAATTTCATAATAAAGTAATTCAAGAAGCTAATAAAAGAAGGATTGGAGTTTCTCATGAAGATACTTTTGCCAAATTAACTGGTCATAAAGGTGGTAATTTCATAGAACATAATTTAAAACCTGCAAAACGGATGTTAAGAAAATTCAAGCCTGTTAAGGATCCAAAGAATACTCTACAAGAGACTATTCAGCAGGTACAAACAAACGATAAGATGATAAATCTTAATACTAGAAGAGGAGAAAATTCACATATTGCTTTACACGAAGTTGGACATGATGAAGCAAGGAAAAAGCCGATATCTGGAATTGTGGCATTTACTAGTAAATTTTTTAAGAAGAGATTTAAGAGACCTCTTTTCAAAAATAAGGTAAAAGGAGGACCAATCTCTTTTAGTAAAGATTATGTAGGAAAGAAGCTGATAGTTAAGAATGAACAGAATGCTTGGAAAGAAGGATCAAAAATAGCGGATAAATTAGGTATAATTTCTGAAAAAAGATCTGTAGCTAAAGTAGCAGAAGATTTAGCAGTTGAAACGTATAAATCTACGGGAGATGCGAAAATGAAAGAATCTATTTATAAAGCTATTCAAATTCCATCTAGAGCATATAATAAAAATAGTGTTTTTCCTGATAGTAAAACAAGAAAGAGAATGTGGAAGAAAAATAAAAGAGGAAATTAATCCTCTTTTTGAATAAAATTAATATATTTTATCGCTTCATCTGATAGATTTAGCTGACTATTTATTATATTAAATTCACATACTGTGGGTAAAGATATTAATACATAATCTTTATTATTCGGTATGTAATTTTTATCAATTAGTTCAAAGTCATCTAATTTGTAATCTTGTAATATATTAATTTGTAATAATCCATAAGTAATATCCTTTAATTCTTCATTAAGTTTTTGAATATTACCTCTATAAAATCGTTCATACTTCTCTTTCTCTAAAAAAAGATAACATTCTACAGGTGATAATGCTAAATCACAAGCGCAATTATCATGATCGCTGTAGTTAATAAATTTATAAGCTTTTATTATATTTTTCTTCATAATCTTTATATATTTTATTTCATATATAAGGCTTTGAAGCTATATAAAAAAAAATAAACAATGGCTGCAGAAGATATAGAAAATAAAGTAAGAAAAATGTCTTCCCAGAAACCAGAGGATGGGAAAGACTTACAACAACTCCAAGAAGCACAAAACCAGATTGTTCAGATAAATGCAGAACGTCAGGGAAACTTACAAACAGCTAGACTCGAAAATAATGCTGATGCAGCTAATAATGAAACAATGAGTCAAGCTGTTGAAATGGCTGCTCTTGGAGGTTTAGGTGGTGGAGCAGCAGTACAACAACAAGTACAGGCGATGAATCCACAAACTCAGGCTGTCTTAGGAAAATATGGACTTGGACAACCTAAAGTACAGCGAACATCTTCAAGGAGTGTACAAGTAACTCCACAGAAGATAACAATAAATAATAACACTACGAACACGACGACTAATAACGTTGCTGTTCCCGCTGCTAATATTGGTGGTCCTGTCCAAGGGAGAACATTAGCAGTAAAACAAAATCCAGATGAAGGACAGGCTCGATTTAAAACTTGGATATCTAATGCCTTTGCTAAACAGAATCAACAAGCAGCGGCCAGAGAAAAAGAATATCAACGTCGTGAATGGTCCTTGACAAGAAGTACTAATAAATTAATGAAACACTTATCTGACTTAGGGAAGAGTGTTTCAGAGAGATTAGACCCTAAAAGAATGGCTAGTACTGTAGGTGGACAATTTAAAACTATTCTCTTCCTCTTCGGTACTATGTTCTTAGCTAAACATTGGGATAAGGTTATTAGTATAGGTGCTAGTATTGAACGATTTTTCTTTGGAGATAAAGAGAAAGGTGGAGGTAGAAGTAGATCTGGACTTGCAAAAATGTTAATATCTGCTTTTGGTGGAGATCCTGATAATAGCAAATCTAGTATTTCAGATTCATTCTTTAAATTATTTTGGAATGGAGATTCCGAAAGTACTGGAAAAGGAGCTGGTATTTTTAATATTCTCCTAAAAAAAATAAAAGATTGGTTCGAAATACGAGGAGAAGCTGTAAAGACTTTAAAACCTCCTAAGTTAGATTTAAATAACATAGCAGGTTCTTTACAAACTTTGGTAGGGTATGTAGGTGATATTTTTAAAACTATTTTATTAGGTCCTGAAGGAGCAAGACAATCAATAACTAGTGAAATAAGAAGAAGTTCAGTTGAACAATCTGTATCAAATGATAAATTTAAAAGAGGAAATGATGTTATCAAAATGATTAAAGGAGAGGATAATGTTGCTCAAGGAACCAGTGATATTAATAGAAATTTTCAAGTTGCTAGTGATTTTAATACAGATGGAAGTTTAAGAAATAATACTACAGCATCAATTGCTCAAGCAAATAATATTCAAAGATTTATTGAAATAGCTAATAGAACAGGAGAAATTAATACTACTCCAGTTATTCAGGGATTACAAAATCTTAAAGATATTGCTGAAAAGAATGATGGGAAAACTTTAGTAAATCCTTCAACATTGATAAGTTTGTTTCGTAATGTTAAAGATGGAGGAAATATTTATAATGAATTAATTAAATCCGGTGAGATTGTTCCAAAAAAATATAAATATATTATACGTCCTAGAACTGAACAAGAAGTAAATGATATTACTTCTTCTGGAATTCAACAATTTATTACAGATCAAGCAATTGATAAGGTAATTGATAATAGATTTATTTCTGCAGGAAAAGAAGTTGTCGCAGGTAATTATATAAAAGCTATCAATAAAACTTTTTGGGGAACAAATATTACTAATGCAGCTAGTGCTATAGATACTGAAAATTATAGAAAAAAAGTAAAAAGTACTGAAGTTTTAGATTTAGTACCTATAGATGAAGAGTTAAAACCCGGATGGAGATATCCAGATTCAAAAAAAGATATAGTTACTCTAGCAGAAATTACACCAAAAGTTATTAATCGGATTGTTCAATCTTGGACTGGAAAAGATAATGTAAATGTAGATGTTACTAATAGAGATTTTATAACTGATGTGCAAAAATATTTAGTATCTAAAGCTAAATTAGGTGGACATGACATTGTATATAATGATGGAGAGAATTTAATGGAAAAACTAAATTCTCTTGATGATTTATTAGAAAAAGAAAAAAAATTAAAACAAGAACAAGAAGAACAGTGGGAGAATTCTAATGTAAAAAAATCATATGATTATATGTCTGATGGAGTTAATGGTGCAATAGATAATGTAAGAGGGAGATTAGGTATATATAGTGATATGGAAAAAGGAGATTTTGTGAGAATGATGAGAGGAGCTTATTCTAAGAAATTTAAAGAACTTGGAATAGATGAGAAGTATATAGATTATATGGTTGCTCAGGATGCTCAAGAGTCAGGTTGGGGTACTAGTAATTTAGCTACTAAGAATAATAATTTTGGTGGAATAAAGGATGGTGATAATTGGAGAAAATTCGATTCTTTAGATGATTATATAAATTATAAAGTAAATCTTCTTAATAAGGATCAATATGGATATAATGCATTTAATGGTGATGATATAGATATAATGATGAATAGGGTTGCATCTAAATATGATCCAGGTAATGATAAATATGTAGGAAGATGGAAAGATACATATAATTCTGTTTCTAAAATTAAACCATTATCTACAGAAGAAATTAAGGCTCTTAGAAATCAAGGTAAGTACACTGAAGCTGATTTAGCATCGGCTTCTTGGGATAGAATAGAAGATATTCTTAAAGCTGGCGGAGTAACAGATTTTGTGGTTACTTCTAAGAAAAGAGAACCTGGAGAAGCTGGTAATTCTGGAAATAAATCCTATCATACTACTGATAATTTAGCAATTGATATTGTTCCTACTGATGGTAATTTTGAAAGGTTAAAACAACAATTACTTAGTTCTCCATTAGTTCAGGAATATTTTAAAAAGCGAGGTCTTGGAGTTCTGGATGAAACTACAAAGGAAGTATTAGATAAGACTGGAGGAACTGGCAAACACTATCATATTGGACCTGATAATTCTTCTGTTAATACTTGGTTAGCTTGGAATAAAGAATTTGAGTCTGAAAATAAAGGACAAGAAGGAGTTTATTATGCAGATAATTATGTAGAACAAAAAACAGATAAAGGATCTAGTATATCTACTTATGATTGGAGTACTGCAGGTGTTAATTCTTTTGGAAGTGATTCTGGATTGATAATGGCTCAGAGTAGTATTTTAGCTCCAGAAAAAGTTACACCAACTACACCAACTTCAGAAAAATCTATTCCAGGTAATACTTCAGAATCTGCTGGACGAGAATTAATAGCTGATGCAGAAAAAGATAAGACGGAAGATCTTTATATGAAAGTTTCTGATATTAATGAAAATATAAAACTTCTTTCAAAAACATCTATAGCACAAGCAGAAGCAATTAATAATGTTTCTACAGCCATAGCATCTCTTAAGTTTGGAGGAAATATAAATATGGGTGGTGGAGATGGAAGAACTAAAGTACAGAGTATTACTACTCCCCCTTATAGAGGATAAATTATTTAAACAATCATAATTATGGCTGGTATTACTGATGAAGAACTAGATAGGGAACTAGCAAGATGTGGATTTAACCCTAAGGATGATAATAGTGGGGCAGTTGTTTCTAGACATCATGCATTTTATTATGATAGACAAATAGATAAAGTTCTTACTCATATAACTCTTCATGCTAATTCTTATTTAGATGGAAAAGGGGAATGGCAAAAAATGGGTTCATCCTATTCTTTAGATGAAGAAGGTTATAATACAGTACCTCTTTATAAAGGAATTCTAAATGAAGATTTTATTGTTCAAGCTGGTAATTCCTGGACTGATTTTGGAGATGATCCTATAGGTGGTATGTGGAATAATCTAAAACCTTATGCTCCATATGCAAAGAAACTTACAGAAACAGCTGAGTCGATGTTGAGAGATACAACTGGAGACAGTACTGTTGAAAAACTAGCAAAAAAAGTATTATCTGGTATAGCTACTGCAACTGGTACAGCATCTAAACTTCTTAATAGATCTCTTGTAACTCAGGGGTGTAGATTTTCTTACTATTCTGGAACTAGTACTAGTTTTGGAAATTTAGCTATGAAATTTACAGTACTTCCTGATTATTCTGGTGGAGTATTTAAAACGGTTTCAGAACAGCTTCAAGAGTTATATCCATATATAATGGGTAAATATACTCAAGGAGTTGTTGATGAAAATGGAACAGTACTAGGATCAAAAATTGAATCTAATAAAGAAGGCGTTAATACTGGAATTACTGGAGAAGATGGAAAATTGCTTAATACATTTTTTAGTTGGCAAATGCCTCCTGCTGGATATGAGCCGGATCTTTTAAATATGGATACTATCTTAACTGGTACACTCAAGCTAAAATTTGGGGCTTTTTATGCACTAAATTCTCTTGTATGTACTAATGCTCAATTTAGTTTTTCAAAGCAAGTAGTAAAATATTGGGATGCATCAAAGAAAATGAATACTTTAAGTCCATTATACTGTGATGTTATTCTTAATTTCCAACCATCTACTAAATACTCTGATATATCACTTCAGAAATTTATTAGTGGACAGTCTACAAAAGATTTTATTACTGCTGCGAAAAATAATATGAGAGATGGTCTGAAAAGAGAAAAAGATAAAATAGATAACTTATTAAAATAATAATATGCCATTAAATACAGCAGAAAAACCGGGAAAAATAAAAACTCCTAATCCTCCATCATTAGGAAGTATGGTTAAATCATCTCCTTCTGCCCCAAGAATTGAAGTTCCACAACAAAAACATTATGGAGAAGGAATGAGTAGTGGAACCAAAGTTAGTGGATTTTACTATGATACTAATCGTGGTAATGATTTAATGTCAGTTTCTCTTCATTATAACTCTGTTCTTTATGATGATGGATCTTGGGGTGAATATCACGGTGCTAAAGACGATGATGGGTATTCTTATGAACCATTATGTAGAGCTATTATGACAGAGGATTATCAAGCTGCTATTTCTAATTCTTGGTCTGAATTTGGAGATGAGAAGATTAATGATATATTTAATCAATTTAAACCTTATGCACCGTATCTATCATTTTTCTCCAAAGAACTTGAAAAAATGAATAGTGCAGAGGAGGAAATGAAGACTGGATCAGAAGAGGATAGGATGGCTATATTTAGTACTATCGGACAAATATTTGATAAAACAACTGATGTTCTAGAGAAGTTATCAAAAGCAGGAACTGATTATTTAAATAGAGCTTTAGTAACTAAGACTGGAAGATTCTCTTACTATTCTGGAACTGGAGTTGGATTTGGTAATCTAACAATAAAATTTACTATATTTTCTGATTATGTAGATGGGAAATTCAAATCTGTATATGATCAGATTATGGAATTATATCCATATTGTTTTGGAAAATTAGTTAAGTTTTTAAATGATAGTGGAGAGCCAGCAAGTAAAGATGATACTGAAGTAGCGTTGATAAAAGAATTAGTTGATAGATATTTTGGTTGGCAGATCCCTCCTGGTGGATTTAAAGCTGAGTTGGATAATATAGATAAAATACAATTTGGAACTCTTAAACTTAAATTCGGCTCACTTTATGCTATTGATAATCTTGTTTGTGAGAGTGCTACTTTCCAAATGTCTAAACAAATGATGAAGAGATGGGATACTGGATCTAAAGAAAATGATCTATGTCCTTTATCTTGTGATATTACAATGACTTTCAAACCAGCATCTAAATTTACTGATGTTAGACTTAAGAGATTAATAGGAGGAGATGCTACACAAAAAGAAAGACAAGCGATGGAGTTAATATTACAAGATAATATAAATAAAAAAATAGAAGAAAATAAAAAATTATTAGGAGGATAAAATGTATACTAAAAAAGATGAGATAATTAGCAATAAGGAAAATCTTTCAAACTATATAGATGGAATAGATGTATATAACTCTAGTATATTAGTATACTTAAATAATCCAATTATAGAAAGAGAATCTTATGAAATAACAGCATATGAATATAGACCAGATCTTATTGCAGAGGATTATTATGGTTCTACTTCATATGCTGGCCTCCTAATGTTACAGGCTGCTAGAGGGCTTGAAACTTATAAAAGAGGCGCAATTTTAAAATTAATTCCAAAAAGAGTATTAGATAACATATTAGGAAGTTTATGAAATATATTAATTCTTATAAGGTTTCTATTAATTTCACTCCATGGTTTGACTCCGGATATAAATTTGATAATATCCATATGTACGAAGAACTTGGTGGAAAGATAGCTAGTGGGGAAATTAGTATGTCACATGATGGTTCTGGGGAAGCTCTTAAATTAATTACAGATCAATATACTGGACAGATAACTTTGGAGAAGGAAGGTGGAAATATTTATATTATTGATGTTTTCATAATTAATAAAAAATATTTTAAAAACTTTTTAACTCTAAACTTTATCTGTATAAAAGATAAGAAATTTTATACAGAACTTATACAAGCTGAGTGGGATGATATTACTTCAGCTATTGAATCTTTATATCCAGGGAAAAAGGATATAAGATGTAAATGTGATATTAATAATAAACTTACAATTTTCCAAAACTCGGAAACAAATCAATCATTATGCTCTAAGTTATCATATGGATTTAAGAAAAAATCTATATTTGCTTATGGATGGGAAGGGTATTTAATGAAAGAGATTATAGGTATTGATCATGGAGGAAATCAAGAACCATATTATAGCATAGAGGGTTCTTCTGAATTCTTACAATTAGATTCTTATAATCTAAACTATAATCCTTTAATTTATTATACTCCAACTAATCCATGGGAACCAGTTAAAGGAGATGAGAATAATGGAGAGCAAGCAAATAACAGTACAGATGATTATACAGATCTTCAACCTAAAAATTCTAGAACTCTTCAGTTTTATGAAGATTATACAATAGTTGGAAAAGATTTTGAACAACTTATGCATAATTACTGGAGAAACTTAGGATATATGAATTCTGATTTCTTTACTGCATTTAGAATAAAAGATTTTGATATGCCTAAATATAAACTTGGTGATATCTTGAAGTATAAACGTGGTGAGCAAAAAACAGAATTACCATTTAAGTTATTCCTAGTTCGATCTAATGAATTATTTATGGCTATTGAAGATTCTAGTTCTGTAGGCCCCGATGGAGAGAGTTTTTCTTGGACTTCATTGTTATCAGGTGTAGAAGAGAAAGAAGAAATATTACCAATTGTAGATCCAACAAATTAAATAGAAAAATATGAAAGAAGCAGATTTATACTATACTGGAACAATTGTAGAAGTTTTAGATAAAGTATTGTATGAAATAAAGGTGGATATCCCAGGAATAAAATCGGGAGTTAAGGCATTTCCATTTAGAGGAGAAGTAGATGAGCCAAGAGTAGGTGATTTTGTATTTCTTAAGTGTCTTGATCCAGTATTTCAGAGTTATTACTTATATCAAAAAATAAAAGAAAATGATTATATAGGTTTTAGAAGTAATGGAAAAATGGTAGATATTACACCTGATTATATAAGGGTTGCTATTTTTGATCCAGGAACTGAGTATAATGATCCAAATAATAATCCTAGACCTGAACCTACTGACTGGATAAAGCTTGATAAAGATGGAAATCTAGAAATTTATTTAAGAAAAGATAGGAAGGTAACGATTAATGGAAATTCTGATACATTAATAGAGGGAACAACAAATGTAGAATTAACAGGAAAAGCTACTGTTAAAGGATCTAATATAACACTTAAAGGTCCTGGTAAATTAACAGTAAAAGGAAAAGTAGTAGCAGGTGGACATACAGCTCTTGGACCTTTTGTATTATCTCCTACTTTCTTAACTCCAGGATCTCCTATACCTACATCAGATACATTATTATTAGAAAGTTGATATATTATGGAAAATTTATTGAGTTCATTAACAGATAAGGCAACAGAAGCAATAGTAAAGAAACAGTATGAAGATTCACTCCCTGAATTTGAAGATGAATCTGATAAAATAAAAGATCCTGAAGCAAAGAAAGAATATAAAGAGGCATTTGATAAGGCTAAAGAAGATATGAAGAAGAGAGGGGAAGATATGTTAAATGATGCTAATGAAGCAGCTGGTGCATATATTCGACAATTAAAATCAGACTTTAATGATCTTGGAACTTCTTTAGGACATCTTTCTATAGGAACTGCTATGTTTGCTGCTAGAATTGCTATGGTTCCACCAGCGATAATTTCAGCAACTCCTATGGGTCCTGGTGTTTCTGCTCAACTAGTTCCACCTCTTCTTCAACAACTTAAAGCAGAAGGTGATAATCTAAGCAAGGTTTATGATGATTGTAATTCTAAAATAAATAAACTTGGTCTTAGAGCATTAGCATCTATGGTTCCTATAGCTGGATCAGTTCTTTCTGTTGCTGATACTATATTTGGAGTTGCAGTTCCTTTAATTACTATGGTAGGATCTAGTGTAGCTGGAGCAGCAGGTAGTATTCCTGATATAAAACCACCTATCTCTATCTCCTATAATCCAAAAGATTGTACTAATTTCTCTTATATAGTACCACCAAGCAGCCCTGAACTGGAAGGAGATATTTCAGCTTCTAACTGTTCTAGATTCACTCCAATGACAGATCAAGATACGAAAGTTAGTTGTGATAATTGTAAATATTTTAATAAACGATAAACTATGAATTACCTACTTTCAACAGGTCAAATAACAAATCAAGTAGAATACTATATTATAGATCTTTTCAAACTCTACTTAAATATCTGGCCAAAGGATATTCCAGGAGCATCTAAGATTGGATTTAACTTTATTTTTACTAATACCAAGAAAAAGGATTTAGCATCTGAAATTACTGGTAGAGTAGAACAGTTAATAACAAAAATAAAAGAGAAATTTACAAAAACACTCGATATAAAAATTGTTTCACTCGACCTAATAGATGAAACAAAAGTAAAACTAGTAATAAGTGTTAATCAGGTAGAATCTGACGATATACTAGTTGATATAAATGAAACAACAGGATAATTATTATGAAATCATTACAAGATTATATAGATATTTATAGAGGAATAGCTAATAAACTTAATATTACCGGAGATTCTGTAGAGATTTTGTCTCAGATGTTAGCTAATGCATCTTTTATTAGTGAAGTAGAAAACATAGCCTATACACAAGAAGCATCTCTTGAGAAATCTACACTTATCAATTCAAAGATTCAACACTGTGTGGATGATATGTATTCGGTATTTCGTGGTAGTTGTCCTCGCGTAATTCTTAATATAAAACCTACTAAGTATTTAAGCTTTAATATTTATGATGAAATTATAAGTTCTAATAGTTTTAAGGCTTACTATTTAGGGTATTATGATAAAAACTATACACGGCCGGAAGGTTATGGAGATGATAAAGACATAGCTGGAGATGAAGGTTTTGTATATTCTCCAATTACAATGTCTCCGGCCGTAAATGATACTGATACTTATACTATTATATGTCTAATTGCAAAAGAAACAATTTCTAGGAAGTGGATCTTAAATCAAAACAATACTTACTATGTTAATTGCTTAGAAAACGACCTATCTGATGATTTTTGGGTTAAAGTTAATGATAATTTTTTCCCAACAACTAGATTATTCTCAGGACATATTTTAGATGGTAGTATTTTTGATCTTACTCTCCCTGGATTTGGTTCTAGACTTTATGTAGCAGATATTTTTAGAACAGTAATGGAAAGAGAAGAAACACAGACTCCAGCAAATACAACAATAGAAGCTCTTTATTATAAATTCTCAACACTCTCGGGATATAATACTTCAGAACTAAAGAAGCTTAATATTCGTGGAGCTGAGATGGTAGAATTTGATCCTTCTTGGTTGAGTGGACGAAATTATGAGATCTTAGGAACTGGTCTTGCTAGTATGTCTGAAGTTGATAGAGATAACTTAATTACTATTCATTACAAAGCTAATCGTGATAGATATGTAAATTCAATTTTACGTAGTAATTCTGATATCGGTACTGTACTTGAAGAAACTTATCCAAATAAAATTATTTCAGGTGGAACAACTTATAGATTTAGTAGTTCAGCACAAAGTAATTCTATCACTATCTACTATGTTCCATACTCTAATTCTACAATCCTAACAGAAGATGAAAAAACTAATTTCATTGAAACTAAAGGAGCTTACTATATAACTGATAAAATTACTATAGAAAGAGGATCTCAATATACAGCTATCTTTAACTTAGATGTAGAGATATATCAGAATAGTAGTATAGATTCAGAAGTTGGTGATATCTTGGATAATTATAGTAATAAGTTCAATATTAAATTTCCAGAGTTAACAGAAGAAATAAAATCTCTTATAAGTAAAATATCTAATGTAAAGAGAATAATTGACATGGAAATAACTTATACTAACGAAGATGGTTCTGTAGTTTCTCCTGAGATTGTATATGGAGAAGAGAATGTTGTATACTTCTCAATTAACTACATTATTAATTCAGTTATAGAATCATGAAAATATATATACCTAAACACTTAAGAAATATAGAAATCATAGATCAGCTTTATAGAATGATTGAGGATTACGAGGAACAATATTCTTCGGTAGTTTCAACTCAACAAGGTTCATTCGATGATTACTATATTTATTCTGGAAGTGATCCGGTGAAGAATTTCTTGAGATTATGTATTCCAAAATCAAGTCTCCCAGATAACCAAGATTACGAAGAAGTTATAAACTATCTTAGTAAATTATTTTACAGTGTAAAGGGAACTATTCAAGTATTTAATTATATGATACAATATCTTCCCTTAGATTTTGATGGAGAGATTATATATGACTCAGGAGAAATAACAGTAAACTTTGAGAACTTAAGTGTAGAAAATGAAAGCTTATTTTACGAACTTCTTAAGAAATTTTTAGATGCACTTATATACTATACCAGACTAAATACTAATATAGGTTCTGGAAGTATAGATCTAACAATTCAAAGTAAGTTCCAGAATTATATTGGAGCAAACTTAAGAAGCTATAACAAAATGACAGTAACGCCCTATGAAATTGATTATTAATAATAACAATTTTACGGATATCGGAACAGTAGTGTTTTACAGTCAAGATGACCTAGATAACCGTGAATACAGTAAAGTCCAGTACAGATCTAACAGTTCTTTACTTTACAATAGAGACTTTAGTGAGTATGACTTTTCGTATAATATCACTAAAGATAAATTTAATGATAAGTTTTTAGTAAATTATCTAGGAGAAAAAACCTTGAAAGAAATCGGAGAGACATCAAATTCCCTAGAAAAAATAGAATCAATAATATTCCCAACATCCTCTAGAGAAAATTTAACAGAGGAAAATGATAGATATTTCGGAACTACTATAATATCCAATCAGGTATTCGCGCTTTTTAAGGCCGCCGCTGGAATTAAACGTCTGGAGTTATACGAGGGGATAATCGACAAGAATAATAACAATTCTAAAGGTAGTGACTTTATAGATACTGATTCAATGGCCGCCGCTGGAATTAAACCTACTTCTACTCCTAACTTTATATTGATTTTAGGAGAACCAGACGAAACTACAAGCGGCGAGGATTTAGTAAGCGAGAAAGAACTTCTCGATGAAGTTACTGGAGAGAAGATGATTTGGATGCTAATTTCTAATAACTCCGAGGTGGAAAGTGTAAATCTATCTTATAAATCATGGGTAGATAGTACGAATCCTAACAGAAATATGAATAAATATCTTCTTAGAAACGATGAATATTGGTCTACGATAGATTCAGTTGGGATAATAGAAACTGTTGAGGATGTTCCAGAAGTTTTAATTGATGCAAATTCTAGTACTCTCTTAGGAAATGAGAAAATAGAAGATAGTAGATTATTAATTCTAGGTAATAAACGAGGATTAATTGAAATGTATAAAGGCGCCGAAGATTACCCCAAGTATTTTCCTTTTACTACATACAAGATTGGAGATAAGGTAATTCTAGGTGGAAAAGTTTGGGAATCAGTATCAGATAACAACTTTAATAATAATCCGGCGCTTTCATCTAAATGGATTCTTTCAGAGTTTCTAAATATAAATAAACCAATTAGAGTGGTTGTATCAGTAACTCCAGAGATTGGAGGAACTTGTAACCCTATCGGAATAATATCTATCCCTTCTGTCAAAACTCCTATTGATTTTAAGATATACCCTAATCCTGGATATGTTTTGAATGAAGATGTACCGTGTTTACTTGATGTGAAAGATTTAATTCCATTTCCACCAAGTAATAACTTTAATTATAATATTCCAAATAACCTAATAACAGTAACTAATTGGGAAGAAGTTCTAAAAACAAATCACCTAATTTTCAATCTAAAATATACAGGTTCTTATATAATTCTGAAAGCTAAAATATCAGGAGAAAGTGATGTATACGATTATGGTGAATGGAAAAGAAAATTTGGAGAAAATAATTTTATAGTATCTGAATTAATTATAGGTGATGAAACTAAATATGATCCCTTTATACAAGAGGATGGTAAAATAGATGTCCTAATTAATCAGAGAGCAGAAATTAGAATACCAGAACTTTCAGGGTATATTATTTCAAGAGTCTCAGCAAAATATGAAAATGGAGATCCAGATGCGCCAGAAATATATTATCCGGAACAAATCAATACTACTAACAGTATTGTAATTCCCGAAGTTAATTTCTCGGCAGCTACTCTTACATTAGAACTTAGCAGTAAACGAGTAACTATTAGTATTATAGAGTTCTCTGGGTTTGAAGTATCTAATAATTCATTAAAGATAAATTCTGGAGGTAACGCTGTATTTAAGTTTATTTCTGAAGATTATCCAAATAGTAACTTAGAAAAAGTTATTATAGAAGACTCTCAAGGAAATTCATTAACTATTAATAAGTTTACAGCAAACGGAAGTATTCAAAGTTTCGGTACGTCTCAAGTATCACTTAGGGCTGCAAATATAAATACTCCAGAAGAAGGAGAGTATACCTTGAAGTTAATGAATATATATTATAATACAACTATAAAACTTATAAAGAGATAATATGATACTAAATAATACGCACGTTCAAGGAATGTTTTTGTATTCAGAAGAAACTGAATATGAGAAAGGGGATTTTGTTGTCTATGGAAATACTATCTATATTTGTACAGCTAAAAATCCAACTAATAAAACAAATAATACTGTTTCTGGTGTTATTCCTGAAGAAAGTTCAGATAATTACTCACCATATTTAGGAGATAAATTAAATAATATAGAAGAGTATTTTAATTATATAAATCATTCTGAAGAAGAGCAAGGAAAGGAAGATAAATTAATTACTGCACATCTTTTATCTCAAATTTTATCTACATATATGATAGGATTTGATGAAAAGGGTATAATTTCTGAATACGTCTATCTTAATTCAGGGAACGATTCATTATCCATTTCATCTGAGTTATCTGATTTTTTAAATGGAACTGGAATTGATTCTAAAAACGTCTTGTCAATGATCTTAATCTCTCCGGAAATTAATAATGCTGTATTTAAGATATCGAGAAATCTTCCGGAAATAAGTGAAGTTATATTTAATGATGCTTCTAGTATTTATCCAGAAGATGCTAATTATGTAATTCTACGACAATATACTTATACTAATGAACCTAATTCAGATTCTATTTACAGACTTCAGGAATTAATAGATCCTATGGGTTCAGTTGTTAGGTATAGGTACGGAAAAGGTTATAATAACGGAGATCAGAATACTTTTGATAGTGTTACTTCTTGGTTGCCTAGTAGTATTGATAAAGAATGGATGGAGAATATAAAAAAACTTGAAAAACTTTACTTGGATAAAATCGAAGAATTAAATAACTTAGAAAAATCATTAGTAAATAATTTCCGTTTTAAAGAATATCCAATTCCAGAAACAGCTAATGTAATAGAATTTCAATGTACTGATAATACAAAAGATAATTACCTTCCTGTATCTGGATTTGATAAGGAGTCATTTATTCTTACAGTAATTACACAGGAGAATAATATAAATACAACGATTTCCATAGATCTTCTTGACGCTTATATGAGTCATGATGCAATTTCTAGTTATTATTTAACAGATAGTAGTGCTCTTGTTATAGTTCCTGGAAAGACAGAAGGAAATAAAGGAGAAATTGTTAGGCTTTATGTAACTAGTGGAAACATAGTGAATATATTTTATAGAGATAAGTACAAGAAATGAAAAAGATAGAATTAATAACCACTACTTCCGATAATATTTCTATATCACAAGTAACAGGTCAAGAAGATGAGAAAGAATATTACTTAACTGGAAATAATCGAGCATTAGTATGTAATGATTCAAATTACAGAATGACTAGAATATCTGAGCTAAGTAATAAATTAAAACTCAGAGATTGGAATGTAACTAATCGGAGGTTTGTTATCCCAGGTGAAGATGGCTCAGAAGGGAATTTACGAGTATGTATTGATGATTATTCTAAAGGTTCTGGAATAATAAATGAGGTTGATGAAAATACGAAAAGTATTGAAATTGATAAATATGAATTAACTGAAAAAGAAAAATCTCAATTTAATTCATATCTAGATTACCTCAAGAATAATAAAAATAATTACTTAAAAGAAATATATAACTTATATAATAGTATGAATAATAACGAAATTTATTTGTATAGTACTTCAAAAAATGTGGTTGATATTCTAAACAATTCTATTACTATCGATGTTATACCATTCAATTCTGATATCTATACCAATACAGTAGATTTAACAGAACTAATGAATTACTCTGTTAGTCCTGGAGTTTCTACTAAAATTGATCTTGGTATTCAATATTCTAAGTATGAAACTAGATATGTTGAAGATCCTGAAGACAAAGAAAAATTAATCTTAGTAGGTAACGAAAAACTATACTCTAAAGAAACAACATTCTCCGGACCTAGATATAATAAACAAGGAGAATTAATTTCCAAAGATTATATAGAAGAAATTGGATCAGATATTGTAATTGAATGTGTTAATAATATTATTAGAGTTGTATCTAAATCAACTGACATAGATGAATGTATTATTAGTAATTGTACAATAACTTATGGAAAATTATAATACAGGATATAGTACTTACGTTATTGGAAATTCTAGTAATATATCCAATAGCTTAGAAGTAATACTATATAATAAAAATGATAATTGGGATCCTAAGTTACCAAAAATATCTCTCTATAATATCGAACAAGTTTACTCAGGACTACTTACTTCCTCTGGCGGTAATTATATCAGATTAAATCGAACTACCCCAGAGGAACCCTTTAAATATGAAAATAATCTTCCTTCTGGATTTACTGTAATAATTTATATGAGTGTAATAGATAACACTCCTATTGGTTATACAGAGTTTCTAAATTCTCAGGGAAAAGGTAGTAATATAAATATTTATATATCTTTAGACTCTAGTATATCTAGCCAAATCCAGATAAATCTTAGTAATTCCTTAGATCAACTAAAGAATAACTCAACAACTGGGAAAAACTTCTTAGATAATGTAAATTTGTATAACTACTCTGGAGCACAAACTATAAAGCAAGACCTAGGAGCTGATAATTATCCAAGATATACTTCTCACGTATACCATATTCAAGATAATGAACAAATGAATCTCCTCTTAGATTATGGTATTGGGAATAGTACTGGTTTTCATAAAATTAATTTGAATCATGATGTTAATATAGATCCATACTCACATAATTATGAAAATCATCAAATTGGATTTTATGGAAAGGATATTGTATTATATTCTTGGACAGGTAATAAGTATTCTATCAAATCTTTAGTGAAAAAAACAAGATTTGGTAATCCTGAGGTATATACAACTTCATCGGGGGCAGACTATTCTATTTTCGAGGATATGAGAAGTAATCAAGAAATATTCTATTTTTCAGGAAGATTTATAATTACTATTGGAACTAATTATCCTAGTACTCTTGAATTATATGATATAGAGAAAAGTCAGTGGATTTCAACAGACTATCAAAACTTTTTCTTAGATACTCTTGATCCTAGAAGTAGAATTATATCTACTCCTGGAAATATCTCTAATAAAAGTATTACTAATTACATTCCAAGTATTAATAGTACTTTTCTAAATTTAACTGATTATACTAAATATACGAACATTAATATTATCAAAAAAGTTGGAGATTGGTATGTTTTTAAAAATAAACAATCCTCACAAAAAGATTTTCATATTTATAGTTGTATTGATAGATTAGTATATACAGTAAATACAGATGAAAGTCCAATACTGATTAATAACAGTCTCTTAATGATTCATACAGTAGATGAAGATCTGGGGTTAGATTATTATACTATCTATTATGAACCAGGGATTAGTTATTATACAGAAAAAGCTAGGGCAACATCAAGAAATTCAGAATTAGAATATTCAGAAGAACTCGGGATATTAGTTAGTAAGGATGAAGAGTTTGAAAAGTATAAGGGGTATTATAATGAGGGAAAAATATTGGTAATTCATCGAAATAATCCAACAGGTATATTTGGAACTATTCTTACGGGATTTAGAAGAAGCTATTTCAAAGCATCTCTTAAAACAGAAGTACCGAAAATTATAGCATCTATCTCTGGACTACTTTATTATATCGATGAAGATGGGTATTTAAATTATATATAAAATTATGAGAGTTATTTTTGAAAAAGAATTCTTAGAGAGTATAAGGAGGATAGATAACACACTAAAAATAACCAAATATGTAATAGGAACAATTTATAATTCATATACAGTTGGAGAAGAATTCATGGAGAAATTATTTTCAGGATCTTATCTGTATAATGATGTTAGAAAAACCTCAGAATATCCTCTAAATTCAATCTGGGATAGTAATAAAAAACTCTTAAAGATTAATATTGATATCCCAGAAGAAGAAAAAGCTGCCTTAGTTGAACCTAGCTCAGAGTATTGTTTTATTTATTGTTATGGTATATATCCAGATCGATCGGAAAGAATAGCATTTATAATAACTGAGCTAGAGGCTGCTGAAAGAAAAATAATTAAGTTCAATAGATTAGATTTAAATATATCATCTAATCTTTTTGAATTATCTTTTCCAGAATATACAGAAGCAAACATTGAAACAATAGCTGATAGTGATACTGTATTTTTGGAAGGTATAGGAATTGATTATGGAGTTAATATCTTTACCTCACTGGAAGAAAAAATAGTAACAAAAAAATCTTACTATAAGTATATAAGAAACAAGAAAACAAGTGGATATAGTAGTTCGTTCTTATACAATAATATATCTGGTGAGAAAATATATAATAACTCTGTGATTAGACAAATTACATCTATTCTATCGTTTTCAGCATTAGAAGATACTAGTAGTCTTAAAAAATCTGGAGGGTATATAAATCTATTAGGAACATTAGAATGTGATATGTATAGATTGATAAATGATTATAATATTTCAAAAATAAAGGAAAAGGTTAAAATAGATATAACATCTCTGCCTGTAATTGAAATCTTGGTGAAAGAAAGTAATGGACTGGAGTTTAAAGTAGATCAGGTGAATAAAAGATTAATATATTCTGCTAATACTACTGGAAAAGAGTTAAATTTAGTGATAGTCTTAAAAATTACTAATCTAGATCCAATAACAAAAAAGACGAGTACTATAGAATCAGGAGAGATTAGGTTAACTCAATTTGCAATATAATAAATCATGAAACTATCTTTAAAAGAATTCGTTGAGGCTATAACAGAGATAGATAAAAACATAGGATTTTCGAAGTTCGTGAAGTATATTTTTATCTTCTGTTTAGTCTTAGCTATATTTAATTACAAAACTATAATAAAGGATACTATAGAAATATATTCTGAAATTTCTGATAAGATACACTCCGAAAAAATGGAACTTAGGGATCAGTTATTAGCAGAATTAAAACCTCTCCTTACAGAATTTAGAAGTAATTCTAGAGCTGATAGAATATTATACTTCGAATATCATAATTCTAAAGAAAATCTAGTATCTATTCCCTTCAAATACGTAGAACTTCTCCAACAAGATAATGGTTTTGCTGTACCTTCCATAGATCCAGAACAGTATAAAAGTATAAATACTGGATTAATTACTAGTATCTATGAAGATATTAAGTTTGGAGAAATTGTATATTGTGATGGTCCAAGAGATAGCGTATTTATGGAAAAATATCCTGGAATATATGAATTAGTAAATAGTAGAGATGGTTCTAAAAGACAAATATTTATTAGTATTCCTGGAATTAATCAACCTATTGGATTAATTATTCTGGAATGGATAAATGAATCTAATATAGAGTTGAATGTAGAAGAAATTAAGAAAACTGCTACTTATAATTATATACCACGAATAAATGCCTTAATTCTATCAAAGTCGCCCGATAGAAATAAGTGGTTATAATTATGAATAAAATAAATAACAATAATTTTTATAAAACAAAAACTTATGAACGAAGAAGTTAAAATTTATGAAGATGCTGCTTGGGGTAAGTATGGAAAAGATATTATTCCTAGTAGATTTTATCAGGTCTATAAAATTGAAGGTCCTTGGTTAGGAGATGATGAAAGTACTTGGTATGAATTCGATAGTGAAGATAAAAGTGCTACAGTTTTAGAACCTGTATATCCTAATTACGAAGTCAATAAATATGGTTTGACTGGTGATAAAGAAGTGGTTAAAGTTACTATTACTCCTAGCGAAAAACTTAAATCACAATATCCAGATGCTTTAGTAAGTATTGATGGTAAATTCTATGATCTAGGTATTCTTAATAATCCTGTTGAATTCTATATGGATAAAGATCATAAAATTTCTATTATTTGGTCTACTGCAGAATTAGTTGAATCTTTCCGAATTATCAAAATTAAATAACAGAAATTCTCTTCTGAAAGCTTCAAAACCTAAATTATGAGAATAGACTTAGAAAAATTATAAAACTAAGTCTATTCTTTTATTATTTTATTCAATTATAAATAAATAATTATGAGTAGTTTAAATTCTTTTCAAATACAAATTTCCAGAAGCAAATACATAGAACGAGATAGAAGTATAGCAAGATTAAGATTAAATCAACATGAATTCTTAATCGGAGAGCCTGTTATGGTTAGATATTATTCTAATCCTGAACAAACAGAAACAGATACTATATTCGCTCTAGGTATTAAGAATGGAATAGGAGAAGACTGTTATCAAGTTGTTACACTTGGCGGATTAGATTTAGTTCGAGATGTAGTAACTGAACTTCCAGATGTATCTCTTCTTGTACATGGAGAATTATATCTTTACAAGGATGAAGATGGAATTTGGAATTATGTATACGAAACTGGTGGGGTTAGACAAATAGAACCTATAACTGGTGGTCCTTTCATTTTTAGTAATATAGAAGATAAGTATAGATGGTTTTATCGTGATGGAGTATTAAAACGTGAAGATGATTTTTATACTAAGTCCGAAATTAATGAAATGATTTCTGGTTGGGATGTTAGTATTCAAGATGCTCTTAAAAGTCTAGAAGAAATTAAGGAGTTAACTTATAAAAATCATTCAGCTACATTCCCATTAAGAGTTAGTTTTTATGATTCTAACAGACAAGATGATGGCACTACTCCTCTATATCAAACTGGAATTAGAACCGCTGTTAACTTCTTAATCAGAGTAACAATCCCTGATATAGATATAAAAACAGGTGAAGCAAATACATATGAAGTTACTAATGATTGTATTTTAGAATTAAATGGTACACAAATAACTCTCCCTGAAAGTAATAGATATACAGTCTTAGGTCTTACAAATACAACAGAATATAGATTATCTGTTAAATATACGGATCCAGATACAGGAATTATAAGAACTGCAACTTCATATTATACAGTTAAGTTTGGTTACAATTTCTACTATGGACAAATTCCTGAAAGTGGGTGGAATATAACAGAAGCTGCTTTAAATTCTCTTGAAAACACTGTAGTTGGAAATGAGAAATCAATTGTTACTTTCCAAGGAGATCTTAACTCACAGAAAATAGCTTTTGCATATCCAAAACTGTACGGAAACCTTATGAGTATTTATGATACAACTTCTGGAATGAATCATATAACTGATTATTCAATAGAGTCTTGTAAAGTAAATGATATTGATTACAATGTTTATGTAAAAGATGTTGCATTAAATTATAATAATTTTCAACAAGTTTTTTCATTCTCATTACCAACATTCTTCGAAGGAATATCTACAGAAAATTCTAGTGTAAATGCAACTGACTTAGAAAATCTGAGACAGGAGATTTTAGGTGGAGCTAGCATAAATTATAATACTCTTGGAAAACTTGAACAAATTATTAAAGGATTATCAATACGTGAAGGCTTTATTGGTGGTCCTGGAATTAATTTAGTACAACTTGAAGATGGTAGTACAGAAATTAGAGTCAATGTTGATAATTCTAGTATTGTAACTGATTCTAATATGTCTATAGCTGCTAAGAATATAAGCGGTGGAAAATATTAATAAATAAAATAAATTATGGCAAATAAAATAGGTTCAAATTTTTTATTACCCGCTAAAGTATTCCTAGATAAAAGACAAGGTATAGTTAGTGGAATAGGAGAATTAGGAACATGGGATTATGATAAATACCCTATTCCTGATGGATTTGAAGTATTTGTAGATGGAAAATGGTATACTTACTATAAGGATATAGAAAAAGATTCAATTACAGGCTTTTTCAGAATTCGAGGTGGTATTAATGTACTTCAAACCACAGGTTCATCTGAGGATGATGTTATGTCTCAGAATGCTGTAACTAATGCATTAAACGGATTAAATGAGAGAATTCAAGATATTATACACAGTCTTGGAACAGTTCTAGAGATACGATTACTTCCAGATTATACAATTTCGGGTAATCCAACAGTAGATGGAGGGCTTTATGAAAATGGAACTAGAATACAACCCTCTTTTGCTTGGGAAGTTTGGTATAATGGAATGAAATTAAAAAGAAAAGATGTTAGTGTAAGTATATATATAAACGGAAGTTTTTATTCTGGAGGAATGAATAATCCTAGCGAAGATGAAGATGAGTATACTTGGGTATGGATTTATAATCAAAATATTTCAAGAGATACTGTAATTACTCTATCTGTTTTATACGGTAATGGTAGTTCATCAGACTCTATTGGATCTGTTAGTATCTCTAAAAACATTACCTATGAATTTATTAATTCTAGAATTTGGGGTAAATCTAAAACAAACGATATTAGTAAGATTGTAATTGACGGAAAAACTTACGGAAATAGAAGTCTATCTAAAGAACGTTCAATTGTTTTAAATAATGTAGATTGTAGCGTAGATGATGAAGGTAATGATTATACTTCAGGATTATACATATATTACATGATTCCTACTGAAATTTATGGAGAAGTTAATGAAAGTGAAGATCCTATAAGACTTTTAACAGGAAATATGGAAAATAATGCTTTCTCTTGTAAATTTGGTGAAGAAGATTATTCTGTAATAGTATTTGATTATCCTCAAACAGGAGTTTTAAATATAGAATTTAAATAATATGGAAAAAAATAAAAAAGGTATAAATGTTTCAGCTCCTATAGTTCCTTATACTGATCAAGATACATACCCTACCCATGAAGCAATTTATGGAAAAGGTGGTTGGAAAAGTGTTAGAACAATAGAAGATCTTAAAGCTATTCCAAAAGAAAGACTTGAGGATGGCTGTATAGTAAGAGTTGTGGAATCAAGTAGCTCTTCAGGATCTGCAGTTGAATTTTATTACGATAGTAGTATAAAAGATGGAGCTTCAATACCTAGTTCTATCACTGATCCAATTGAGAGAGAAGTTTATCCATATAAGTTCAGAAAATGGGCTCCTGGATATCTTCCTACAAAATTGAGTGATCTTGAGAACGATATGGCTTTTATTGCAGAAGTTCATAATACTGAAGAAAATGGAGATTACGTATATTTAGATCCAAATAATGCAGATGATAAGAATGCTATTGAAAAAATTCTAGTAGGTAGAGCTAGAGGTATTTATCAAGAATTAGCATTAGCATTTTTAAATAAGAATTCATCTACTACAGTTAAAGTAGATACTAATGAAGATGGCGTAGTAGATGGAAATGATAATAGTATTCCAATTCATGGTTTAGTTACAGTAGATGATACTGGGAAAATACCAAATGATCTTCTGGAATATCCCGGAAAATATGTAGAATCTCTTGTAGCAATATTTCCTGATGATTTTTGTTATGATCCTCTCGATCCAGCTTCTTGGTGGGATACTGATGACAAAGGAGTACTTGTAAAAGTTGCACCAGGAGGACCAAAACCAGCAGATTATCCAAATTCAGATCAATCTGAAGCTTTAGGTTGGGATCATCCAGAAGTAACTGAAAAGGATCAAAAATATTATATCTCTGAATATTACAAAAGCAGTGGAAATAGTAATAGTATAGTAGATAATGCTTATCGAAATAAAGTAGCTGTTGTAACTTCTAGTGATCCTAACGATTTTTCTTGGACAGCATCAGATCCAATCTGGAATGATATTATTTATGTAGATGAATTTAGAAGAACTGCATTTATTGTTAAAAATGATGGTATTATTGTAGAAAAAAGTATTGGACGTGATTTAATTCGAACTATAGAAGAATTAATGAGACCAGCTACGATTCTAGAAGTACCTACAGAATGGAATAACTGGGGAATATCTGCAAAAGTAGCTTATCAGATTCTTCTTGAAATCGATAAAATAGTTGCTTGGGGAGAAGATATATCCGATGAGAGAAATCAGAGAAAAGAGGCTGATGCTGCAATAAATGCTAGAATTGATGATCTTTGGGATAAACTTAATGCTCATATTCAAGACAAAAATAATCCTCATAATGTAACTCGTGAACAACTTGGTGTTGGAGAAAGTGATGAAGTTACGTTCTCTAAAGTTACAGCTAATGGATTCTTTATGTCTGTCGGATCTGCTGGAAAAATGGCCTCGAAAGAAGTAATGATGAGTGATCTACCTGCTGAAGAAGAAACTCACGAGGAAGAAGTTATTAGTGCCGTTAGCGAAAAAACATCCTCGGCACAACTATTAACTCCTCGTGTAAAAATATCCAGCAGTAATAATCCATCACTTAGAGTAGGCCCGAGTGATGGATCTTATGAATGGCAGGAAGAACTTAAAAATGAAAAAGAAGAACGTGAAGCCGCTGATGCTGAATTAAATAAGAGAATTGATGAAGTAGAAGCAGCTATGAACGCTCACATTGCTAGAAGAGATAATCCTCACGAAACTAATCGAGGACATCTTAAGATTGATACTACTGATGCTGTTGTATTTAGTAAAGTTAATGCTCCTAACGGTTTCTTCCAAGCTAATGGAACTCCAGCAGTATTTAAAGTAGCAACTCTCGATCCAAAAGAAGAAAAACTTAATGAACTTGAGTCTAAGATAAAAGAACTTGAGGCTGAAATTGCAAAACTTAGAAAGGTATGATTTCAAAATTAATAAAAAACGGAGAAGATATATTTCTGCAAACAACAACTAATGCAGTAATTGATTCTAGTAATAAAACTCTAACTACTATCATTCAAGACCTAGAGAATAATATTTCAGCACTTGAAGCAGAAAATGAAAAACTCAAGGAGACGATAGAGACATTAGAGAAAACACTTACTGATAAAATAACTGAACTAGGAACTAATCTAACTACAAAAATAGAAGAGGTAAATACTAACCTAACTACTGAAATAGGTAAGATTAATACTAGTATCACACAGATTAATGGTAAGATTACAACTCTTGAAAATAATGGAACTGACTACGAAGAAAGATTACAGATGCTTGAAAAGAAAACTCAGAGATTGGGTGAATCTGGAAACTTTAATCAACAAGTTAGCGCTCCAGGATTTTTCGAAAGATAATATAATGGGGAAGAACGATTATAAGTTCTTCCCTTTATTTTCCTTATATATGTTATGAAAGAAATTTATATAAACTCGCCATATTCGATTTGGAACGAACAAGAAATAATAATTCCCATAAAATTTCCATTCAGATCTAAAAAACATATGATGGATACTATAGGATCTCATTGGGAGGATCCAGAAAAAGTACTTAATATTCTAGATAACAGAATTAAAAAGGGAATACTCTTCGATATGGTCTTAAAAGTTAGTAATCGAGGAGGACAATATAAGAGATTTGGAATTAAACAATTTAGGTACTGGATATCTTTTCGACCATATATATTAAAACTTGAGGAACTTAGACTTCATGAGAAAAAGATTAAGAAAGGTAAGTATATCAAGTACCTAATTCCTAATCCTAAACAAATTTCACCATATAAGATGGATCGAAAGACTTTCTTGGAAGATTACAAATATATGAATAAATATTATGATTCTGTTTTATTTAAGTATTCTCTTCACTATGTCTTATATAACTTAAAAGCCTTATAAGTGTATTATAAACTTAAAAGAAAACAGATATGGAAAAAGAAGAAATTTGTTTACGTCTCATGGAATTAATGAGGGTAGAGACAATAAATCACAACTTGTTTTTAGCTAAGCAAGGAGATTATGAAGAAAAATCGGGGAAAATTAAAAGAGAATATTTCTTCGAGAAATACAAAGAGTACAAAAATGGAACTTTCAATTCATTAGAGAAAACGAGGAATGACTTCAAAAAGGAGTATTTTGATAGGATAGAGGAAGTAAGAAAAAAGTACAGTGAAGATTGCATAAATTTTCAAAGAAATCACGAGATGCTTATTTGGAAAATTAAAGATCTGTTACACACTGCAAGATTTAAATGTCCTGATGAAAATGTTATAAAGGATGTTGAAAATTTCTTAAAAACCTGTGAATTACTTAGAAAAGTAGCAGAAGAAATCAGCCTTGATCAAATTGATAGTGAAATGAAAATGGAAAAACTTAGGGAGCTTTTATAAGCTTCCTTTTTTATTCTCCTCAAAGCCTTATTAATGATAGTTTTGTTTAAATCAAAAAATTCCCTGGTCTGTGAAGATCGGGGTTTTTGTTTCATTCCTTGAAAGCCTTATATATGTAAAAAGAATTTAAAAGAATATGGAAAAAGAAAACAAAAAGAAAGAGAAAAATTATTGGAAATTAGCATTTATAGGAATAGGTCTAACATGTGCGGTTGTCAGTATAATTAATTCACATAGAACCCAAAAAAAGTTAGACATTGTCCGTGGAGAAAATCAAAATCTCCAAACAACAAATAAATCCCTTCTGAGACAAATTCAAAATTTAGCCTATCAGAATGGGAAATTGACACAAAAAAGAACTTAAAAATAAGAATATGGAAGAAAGTGTTAAAAAAGAACAACGTCAGTATTGGGCGGTTAATAGAACTTTTCACAGTTCTATGTTCGAAGAAGTATTTAAAGTAGGAGGGAAAGTAATATTTTATACTATCTCTCTTGAAGAACTAAAAGAAATTAGTGAAAATACTCCAATTAACATGAGATTTTTAGGGAATGGAGTCCCTTATAAGAACGCATTAGATAAAGTTGGAGTTAAGTACAAAACAATAACAGATGATGTAGTGTTATCTCCTAGTCGTAAGGATGTACTTTACACTATTATTGGTAACACAACTGTTAAAGAAGATCAAACGGAATTTCCTGACTATACGATCATAGAAGTATATGTTTGTGAAATATGCTGTTAATTAAAGTAAAACAATAAAAATAAAAAAAAATGGAAAGACTAGAAAAAAATGCTTACCAGGAAAAATTGGTAAGAGGTCTGTTAAATTCACTTAGAGAAAATAAAACTATCTCAGACGTACATGTAAAAAACTTAATTAGCGAAGTTCATAGTGAAATTGGAAGAAGCTTGGATAAAGCTTTAATCAAGAGAAAAGCTGATGAGTTGTTATTCACATGGATGAACAGTGAATTAAATATAGTGAAGAAAGAAATGAAAGGAAAAAGAACTCCACTTGTTATTAAGCTGAAAAATGAAGAAGCTATGAATGACGAGGAGTTTGAAATCTTCACTGAAAAAATACTTGAAAAGGTATTAGTAAAAGAATCGGGAAGAGTAAGAAAAGAGCCGGAAATAAAAGAAGAACCGGAAGAAATAACTACTCCCTCGAAGAAAAGGAATAAAGAAGAAAGAATTAGAATAAACACCTTAGACAATATCATGGAAGCGCTAAGTTATTCTATTACATATAACAGAGGTGACGGAGTAACTGGAAATAATGTTGCCAAGGTATTAGGTGTGAAAAGAATAAATCAAATCCAAATAAAAACTTGGGTAAATGGTTTATCAAAACATTCAGTAACGCTAAATGTATATTATGACGGAAGAAATGATAAGTTGGTATTCAGAGAAGCGGAAAAAGACTTATCTATCTGTTGTGAATTATACAGAAAGATTACAGGAAAAGAACCAAAAAGAGAATATTTAAAACTCTTAAGTGGTAAAGAAAAACCGAAAGTATTAGTAAGTAAGACTAGTTCTGCAATAGTAATGAAGGAATCAGTCATTGATAAGAAAATGATTAAAGAAGATTCCTATGAAGATTTATATTATTACGCTGCAGGAATAATTGTTGAACATAGCTATAAAGCGGTAGATATTGATTCATTGTGTACTAATTTGAGAAAATTAGGATATGATGTATCAAAAACTGAACTTCAAGGAATCCTAAGAAAAAGAGCTGAATTTTCTGTAGTAAGATATGGAGCAGCAGTAGGATTAAATGAAGGAGGATGGAAAACTTGGGATGAAATCAAAGAAAAATTCAATCCCAAGAATAACATAAAATGGGTAGATTGTAGACTATCACTAACTCTGGAAGAAATAAAAAATATCTTTCCAGAAACTGAAACATTGTCTATGATAACCGAAAGAGATGGATTTTATAGAGTATATTATAATGGATCGCTCACTGAATTAACGAAGTGGATCCAATTAGCGACAATATCCATCGGAGCAGAAAACTTAAGCAGTTATATATTTGATCAAGATTTAGTTAAGAGAATCAAGACAAGAATAAATCTGCTTAATGAATTTATGCTGAAAGAGGAATTAGGATGTAAATTAGAAACATTATAATCCCACTAATAATTGATGAAAACCGAAAGTCTGTGAAGATGAGTAGGTTTTTATTTTTTGTCCCTTCAAAGCCTTATTAATGTATGGAATAATCTATAGAACTTGATATATAGTAGAGTTTTATAGATTTTCTTTTTACAACCCTAGAAACAATAACTTAAAAAATTAAAATATTATGGATTTATTTGGAAGAAATAAAAAGAAAGAAGAAACTGCCGAACTAAAAAGACAGTGTGAAAAAATCGAAGATAATATCATAAGATTATCAATGGCAATATCAGATAATCGACAAGATATTTGGGAGATTTCAGAATTGGTTAAACAAGGAGACGCGTTAACCGAGAAAATAATTGAAAAAATTAATGAACAAGAAAAGAAAGGAGGAAAGTGGTATGAAAGAATTTTTAGAAAATTCTGGTAAGGTTATAAATAAACTTACAAGAGATCAGTCCTTTAATAATCAACAACTAATAAATCTAAGGAAATCTGCAGAACAAAGAGTAGCATTTCTAGAAAATGTTTTGATTTCTAAAGGTTATCATGAAGACGTTATGGAGATAAGAGAAAAATTTGCTCTCGAAGAATTAAACAATAAGATGATGGTTCGAGAGGAAAAATTACTAATTCTCCCTAAGTTTGAGCACTTAGTATTAGCAGCACAACAAGAAATAAACCCAGAACCGAATTTTAGTGGTATATATCCCTGGGCAGAATCTTATAAAACATTAGATCAGAGGTTCAAGGATACAGTAGACTTAGACCAAACTGAACATTTAATTTGTATAGGTTCAGCAATGGTAGGTTTTGCGGTAGATATGGTATTTAGAGGTGGTCCGGAAAAAGTTTCAGGAATTTCGGGAATGATTCAGAGTCTCTTCGATAATAAACTTTCAGAAGAGACAGTGAAAGAACTTGAAAAACAGGCTAAAGTAACATTTGATCAATCAGTTAACTCTCAAAAATTTGTGGAGAGAGCCGGACATAAGATCAAAGGACTATCACCTAATCTTCATCATATTACTGGAGTAGGTCATGATCCTAGTCCCGCCGGTATAATAACAGGTGTAAAAGACGTGATGAAAAATACGGCGACTTTTATGGATTCTGGAGAAATTCGAACAATAGACATGGAAGGATTTTTTAAAGATGGAAATAAAAGAGTTGCTAAAAAATTAGTAGAAGCATTTAATCTAGTAGTAAAACATCAACTCTCGGATATAAATGGAACCAGAGGATTACCAGCGCCGTTTACTTTCGTGATTGGATACCTGGAAAATTTCGGCGACTATGGACAATTAATTTTTGGAATAGTTGAGAAAATGTACCTGGAAGGATATGATTTTAGATATCACCTTTCAACATATCCAGCTGCATTAATAACAGATATCCTAGTAAGAGTATGTTGGGCAATAAAGCTAATAAATGAATCTGAAGGTAAATTAACAATAAAGAAAGTAATCCCTATGGTAAATTTAAATACTATAGAAGGATCAAAACTCGGAAGAATGTTATTTTATACTCACTTAGAAGCTGTAGCACTTAATACTGGATTTATAGCTGTTACTTTTAAATGTACGGCTGGAAAAAGTTTACTCAAATTTAATTATGGAGAATGGGTTATGTTAGCAAGATATGGCATAACACAATCTAGATGGTTAATCGCAAAGAAATCAAAACTGAGAGATAAATTTAGAGAAGGAAAATTCGAAGAAGCAATGAAGGATTTTGAAGAAACTTATAAAGATTTATTTGGAGGTTATATTATTAAAGTAGAAGAGGAGGGTTAAAATTTCCCTCCTTTTTATTCTCCCCTCAAAGCCTTATTAATGTATAAATAATAAATTAAAAATTAAAAGATTATGAAAGAAGAACAAGACGAAAAAAAGAAGAAAGGATTAAGTAAGAAAACAGTTAAATTACTGATCTTTGGCGGAATTGCAGTATTGGTGATCGGAGGAATTGTGTATAGGTTAAAGACTTCGAAAGGAAAGACGAAGTTGATCAATGAAGGGAAACCGCTAGATTACTATTACAGACAATCAGGAAAATATAAACTGGCTCCTCTTACAATGGATACAGGAGTCGGAACATTAAATCTTTCAAACCTAGAGAATACAAACGGAGACTGTTTTTCTTTAGGTTATATAAAAGATGTAAAACCTCTTGGAGATGCAACAATTGAAGGAGGTGATGTAATTAACGTAGAATCTGGAAAAACTACAAAAGTGAATCTAACAACAAAAGTAGTATCACTTGCCAGATTATTATGTGGAGCAGAGTTCGTTAAAACAAGTTTTGAAGTAAGAGGACTCTAATAAAATATAGAAGATAGGACATTCAAAAATCCTGTCTTCTTTTTTCTCCTCCCCGAACAAACAAAAAAGAAGAAGATATTTTGATTTATCTTCTTCTTAATTTTATTCTATATTACAGTTCCTTAAGAGCAGCTTTTATTGAACCTTTAATCATCTCTTGAATTCCTTCTTCAGTTGTCATTGCTCCTGATAACGAGAATTTCCAAGAGTTTCCTTCTCCAGTTCTAACAAAAGTACCAAGAACTAATGCTTTCTTACCAATAAAGTCTGGATTATTGTCGATCTGGAAGTCGGCGAAAGTCTTAAGTTGATTAATCTTATTACTATCTGTTACTTTCATATCCGAACTATAGATCTTCATAGTCGCCGAAGGAATATGATCGAATACAAGCGCTCTAGGATCTCTTCCCATGTGCTGATAAATATTCAAAATCACGGTCATATATTTTACTTCTGGCGCAACTTTTCCAAGCTCCATTCGAATTAACTCATTATCACCTTTTGAGTTATTCTTTCCAGTTAAGTCATCTCCAAGTAAACTAGCAACTGAACCATCTTTAGAAGTTTGATGTCCGTAATAAACAATATCATACTGTTTCTTAGACTTATCAAACATTACAACGCTAGCATCAAGATCAATATCAAGTTGTTTATCAGGTCGGAATGTTCCAGGATTATCTACTACTTCAGTTTCGATTATTTCTGATGGACCTGTACCGAATAGTTTTTGAAAGAAGTTACCTGTCTTAACTGTCTTTCTTTCAACGTGAGTCTTTCTTCCAGTTACTCCACCTTTGATTACTGCTGGAGCCCATCTAAGACCTACATAAACATAATCAAAGTTTTCACCTTCTGTTTCTTGATTTTTTCTTAGGCTAATTGTTCTTGTACCATTTTTTCTTAAGCTAATTACTCTTTCTTCCATAATTGTTTATATTAAATTAAACTGTTTTAATAATTTCATTTCTAAGTATATCCCAAAATTAGGCGTTGTTTCTGGGTTTATTAAGATTTCTAAGAATGTTTCCGGAGTTTCTTTTAAAAATTCTACTTCATTCGTTGAAATAATACCTTTAAGGAAATTATCCCTAGGAAAATCAGAACTTATCCATTCCGCATAAGAATTTCTAGATAAACGACCTAGATTATTTCCTAAAGCTTTGTGTGAATGAATCTTAAACATAAGTATTCTTGAATAATCATTATTACAGCGTAATGGACCTGCTGCTTTATAAACATTTACAACACTATCACTATATATTCCAGGACGTTTTAAAGATTCTACCGGAAATCGTAAAGAAATCTCAGCAAGATCAATATTCTCTAGAAAATCATTATATCTAGCTTCAAACAAATCTCGACGGTCTTTAATTCCCGAGTGATCAGTATTATAATCCATACTCCACTCAACCTTAAATTCTGGAAAGATTAGATATTGATATATACTTCTAGTATTCCCTAAAAAGCATGTATAATGAATCGCCCTCATTAAATATCTGACTCTTTGAACCTAAGACCATATTTTACCAAACTTTTAAATAAAGTTTGATTAGATCCTTCTCCGAGTGCTGTGAAAGTGAATTTATTACCTTCAATTCTTGTCATTTTTCCAAAGACTAAGATTGTATCATCCTTATAATCTTCATCAAGTCGATATACAAGTTTAGCAATATCTTTTCCATCTTCATAAGCTCTAACTTCTGCACCCTTAATCATCTTAAAGGTTTGTTTTCTAGAAGTTGAATCATAGATATTGATTAAGAATATAATATCTTTTACTTTTGAATTAAGTTTTCCAGGATAGATAATACATTCTTCCCCATCTCCTGATCCATCACGGTCGTCCCCAGAGTGTACCACACTTCTTTCAGGATCTGTAAATTTATAGTCTTCTGTTTGTTCAAGACTACCATAGAAAACTAGATGATCTGGAGATAATGCACGACCTCGATCATCTAATTCTACTATGATTAGGTCAATATCAAAATCTTCATCACTACTAACAGATCTCTTGTTTTCTTCCCAAACAACTTCTACTCTAAGCTGTTTAAGCCCCTTTGTTAATGAAATTTGTCTTCCCTTAACTAAAGAAATTTCTCTTTCTTCCATAATTGTTTATAAATTTGTTTATTTTTAATTACATTTATAAGAATTTCAAGGATTTACTATTTTAAGCCAAATATTTAACTAATTTACCTGCTGGATCTGAATAACCTTTAAGTTGATATAAACAATTTGAGATTATTTTAAATAAATAATCAGTGTTCATATTCATTATCCTCTTCGAAAAGTCTATTGTGGTTCTAGATATAAGATATAAATCATCCCAGAAATTAATAGATAAGTAATTTAATTGTCCTGTTAAACAAAGAGCAATATACTTAAAAAATGATCTATAAGTCTCTGAATCATAAGTAAATCCTCCATTTGATCTTATAGCATTTACATATTTTAATTCTCCAGATTTTTTCATTTTAAGTATATCATTCTTTAGACTATTTATATAATCTATTGCAGAACTTTTAACATATTTTTCCACAAAATCTGATCCTAACTTACTTTCTATTACATTCCTATCCTCAATTTTTATAAATCCATATTGAGGTGAGCCAGGTGGAACAGCTAGTTTTCCTTGAGTTTTAATCTTGTCAAAGAACCCATCTATTTGTGTCATCCAATGTTCTAGGTCACTGTTTTTATCATCATAGAATTCAATCATTTTGATTATCTCATATCCTATTTCATCATTGTACTTAGATACATAATGTAATGAATCTGCTCTAGTTTCTGCAAATTCTTTTTGAATTAATTTTCTTTTTATTAACATATATAAAATTAAAAAATAATAAATTGAAGAGAGTAAACTTAATTACTCTCTCTCTTTCTCCAAATTTCTTCTTGATCTTTCTCAGCTTTTTCTATATCTAAAAATCCTGTTTTCCGATTTATGTATTCTCCCACCTTATGCCCTGTATCTCCAAAAGGATAATCTGATAATGTCTTCAATAACCATCTCTTAGCTCTTTTATTCTTAGATATTAATAATAACTTAAGAATTACATTAATATCCTCGGAACAATCCAAAATAGCACTATCTAATACACGAACACTATAAGCATACATGTCATCCGTCTTTCTTTTAATTTTTAAGAAAATAATGTTAATATAGAATGTTGGAGATTTATCTAATTCAGAAATTTCTCTTTCTACTATTTCAATTAGTATCCTTCGATCTTTATAATAATCTTTTGTTTCATATTTCTCAAGATCGCCAAATGTCATTCGTTTCTTTTTTCTCATAATTTTTTCTATTTTTATTCATCTATAAGGCTTTTAATGTTATTTTCTTTTTAATAATTCATAACCTCTAATCTGCTTTCTAGTTCCATCCTCTTTCTTTTCATACATAACTACTGATTTAACGTCAAAATAGTTTTCAATATCACTAGCTTTCGGTGTAGCATCATAATTAATAGAATTATAAAGATTTCCAAGTTTTACCTTGAGATCTGATAAACTATACTTCTCTCCAGGATTAAAATTTAAAGTAATAGTATTAATTAATAACTCTTTACTAAACGTTACTATTCCAAGTTCTTTTTTAATATAAGTCTTACTATAAGTTAAAGCTTTAAGTTTCTTAGGCCCTAGAGCGAGATAGTAAGATTTAACTTCATCAGAATCAGCTATTTGTCCAAGAACTATATTTAATTCAATATCAGATATAAAATTGTATTCACATAACATTTTAAGTTTATCATGCATAGTAGTTAATGTATCATAGATACAGAAAAATCTTGTTACATCTCTATTTACTATATCATCAGGAGTAAGTTTGGAATGAACTGAACTAAATACACTAAATCTATCCTTATAATCCACCTGCTGTATCTGAAAAGCTCTAATCTCATTAACAAGAACTAATTGATTAATAACCGGTTTAAGAATAACATCTCCAGTCTGAGAATTAATAACTTTATTTACAGCTATATAATTATCTCTATAATTTGCTGACTTGGCTACATATTGATAAGTTTTTGCTAAATCATATTTATCTTTATCTAAAACAGTGTTATATGCAGATAATAAACTTTCAGTAGATTTATTTTTGCTATCTATTATATTTTGGAAATCTTCTTTCTTCATTTCTCTATAATCTGCTGTAGTTCGATAATAGAAAGTAGCACTGTTTTTCCAAGGGTTATCAAATAAACGCTGACGTCCAAGAATCTGAGGTAAATCCTCCGCTATATCAACAGCTAAACAGTCTGAATTAGAATCACTGAAAATGAAAGATCTAGCGCATAAACTATAAAAATCAGCACCTAAGTATACAGTTCTGGTACAGAAAGTAAACATTTTAGGTTTAACTCCTTTTAATGGTACTTCTCCTATAGTAAAAGATTTTCCTAATTTCCTTTTTATTCTTTTGGCATTATCTTCTGTATTGCTACAAAGTATATTGCATTGTTCAGGAGTAAGATTATTCTTTTTAATCATACTGATAATATGATTAACACTATTTACATAGAATACTGCCTCATCTGATACTATTCTAGTAGGTACACCATTCTTCATAACAGTAATTTCTTCAAAATCGTTATTGAGATATTTTTGAATTACTTCTTCTGCTTTAGTTCCTACTGATTTCATCGTAAGAATTTTAAGAGAAGGTTTTATAATTCTAGATGAATCTGAACTATACCAATCTAATTCATAGTAAGGTAAATCTTTAAATTCATCTAACATCTCTAAGTACTCATCCATCATTGGAGTTGCACTAACGAAGTATGCAGTTGGAGATTGTGCTAAATATGTCAAAAAACTAAGTTCAGTATTACTCTTAAATCTAGCATCATGTAGAATACTTTGAAATTCATCCACTACTGTCACAAATCTATCAAATATTCTAATTTTCTCAAGAATATCTTTAACAATCCTGTAAGAATCATATGTTACAAGAATTTTAGCAGGTTGATTATTTAGATATCTTTGATAGGTATAAGTATCGATCTCTCTATATAGTCTTTCATAAATTTCAGAATTATCTTTCTTTTCTGGTTCATCTTCTTTTGGATTCTTTATAGGCTTGGAAATATCTTTATCGACTTCTGCTTCTATTTCCATTTCATTCACAACCAAATAAACACTATCTTTATGTTGATCCTTTTTATTCTTAAGTAACATTTTCCTTGGAGAACATAGAATAACATTTTCTGGTCCTCTTAAACAGTATTCAGTAAATCCACAGCCAGGTAACTGTTTATTAATAATACACTTTACTGGGAAATTAGAAAAACAGAAATCTTTCCATTCTCCTATATACCTAATTCCTCTAGGTACAATAATTTTTTCTCTGTTCATGTTTTATAAAGTTTTTAATTAATTTAATTTAATTTATTATAGATTCTTTTTAATACAGAATCCAGTTACATAAAATTGAAGACTAGGGATA